TTACCCAGGCGCTTGGAAAGACTCTCGCGGCCGGGGCGGTTGTTGTGGCGAGCGCTGTTGCACATGGACAAGAGTCTTAGATCCGAGTGACTCATCCGTCAACGTTTTTTTTCTGGGGCGCCCTCTCTTCTCTTCGCGGCCGGGGGAGAGCTTGCGGCGACGGGCTGCCTCGACCGAGCGCGCGATCGCCTGTCGCGTGGGCGTGCCGCCGAGCATCTTGCTCGCGAGGGCCGCCGACCCCCCGGCCGCTTCCCAGGCGAGAACGTTCGCCTTGCCCCGCGCGTCGGCGTAGCGGGAGAGGTCTGCCGGGAGGGGCGTTGGACCGGCCTCCACGGCCACAGGGAGCGCCGCGCCGGCCGCGACGAGCTGCCCTTCGTCCTTCACTCCGAGGAGACCGTAGACAGCCTCGGGGATGGGCGTGGCACCCCGCTCGGCGCGCGTGATCGTGGACTGGCTCACCCCGGCTTTCTGGGCGAGCTGTCGCTGGTTCATGCCGTGGGCCTCTCGGACGCGTCGAAGAGCTTCGTGAGCTGTCATGGGGGGGAGTCCTTGGAAAGTGTCGGGGTTATCCGTAGCGTTCTTCGCCGAAGAGGGCTTTCTGGATCACATACTGATAGGCGGGTCCGTCGCCGTTCTCATACCAACTCTCCCCGCGCCACTTCACCCCCTCAACCCACGCCTTCTTCGCGATTTCGAGGTCCAATCGGTAGTAGCCCTTGGGCAAGGGCTTCCCCGCGCGCCACGCGGCAATCGCCCTTTTCTCGTTGGGCACCTTGTCGATCGTAACTTTCTCTTCGTGCTCATACACGAGCCATCCGAGAGTGGCATCGTGGTCGATCCCGTAGATCCACGTGCCGCAATAGCCGACCCCGAAGAGGTCGCGATCCTTTGTGCAGAACTCAATCCACCCGGGGTCGACAGTGCTCTCGATGGAAACGATATGTGCGTCCATGCAGGTCTCCTCAACGCGGCAAAGCCCGCCGGCTTGGGAGCGGGCGAGCGATGCTGCGGGCCGTGGGCCTACGGTTTTTCGTGGGGGTACCGCACCGCGGGGGTCTGCGTGACCTCGAAGATTCGCGCAGGCACGCCCCGCCGGATCATCTCCTGCGCCTCCTCCCACGCCCCGCAGAGCGAGACGTTCACCGCCCTCACCCACGCGTCAAAGCGCACGCGGAGAGACTTGTCGACGCCTCCTCGCGTGGCGTCGAACAACTCCTCTTGCTGGATCAGGAGTCGCTCGATGTGCCCCGCGCGAGCGCCTGCGGATTCGCCGTCAACAGCGGGTCCAGGCTGCGGTTGAGGTGCCACAGCAAGCGACCGGCGCGCGGCGCGATCACAGCGCACCTCGCACGCAGGCGACGATCTCCTCGGTCAGGAGGACCGTCTTGCGGTCCTTCGGGCTGCCGAGGATCCCGCTCCGCAGGTTGCCGCCCCACCCCCCTCCACTGGCGAGGATCGCGAGGATCCGGCGCGTGTCGTCGGCCAGAGGATCGACGCCGGGCTCCGTCGCCGGAAACTCCGCGACGAGCGCGCGGAGCGGCGCGAGGTCCGCGGTCGGACCTGCGCACCCCCATGCCGCGCTCGCGGCGTAGTGCGAGGCGAGCGCCACCGCCTCGCGCTCGATCGGGCAACCGATCCCGCCCGCGCTCGTCCACGCGAGCCCGAGGTGCTCGGCGGCGCGCTGGCATTCCAGCGCGTTCAGGGCGGTCTGAAGCGAGGCCATGACGCCCGCGGACGGCGGCTCGTAGAAGGCGATCGTCACCTTCTCCGTGACGTCGCCACCGGGCCAGCGATGCTCGGGGTTCGTCGCGACCACGATCGGCGCGACGCAATACCCGATCGCCAGCGCCCCCGCGTGAGAGCCGCGCACGATGGCGATGGTCGGGTGCTCCACATCCGACTTCGGGGACCACTCCCGATCGCCGCCGTCCGCAAACGGCGAATTGACGCAGATCCCCCGAAGCGTGATCCGGCCGTCCGCGATCGCGCGAGCCATGTCGACGCGGCGCGCGTCCACGTCGGCACGGGCAGCCTCGAGGACATCAAGCATCCGATTTGCGTCGCTCTGTTCTCCCGGACCGACGGGCCAATAACCGCGCTGGAGGTACTGGTGCGTGGTGGCACCCAGCGCCAAGTCGAAGTCGGTGCGGTGATTGCGCGACGCGTCGCCCTCAAGAATCCACATGGCGACGATCGCCACGCGCTCCGCGATCGGGAGCCGAACCTGGTCTCCCATCGGGGAGCAGATGCTCGCGATGTGTGCGAGAGACGATGTGTCCGCGACGCACGCCGCGCCGGAAGGCCACGGCGTCTCGGGCGTCGGGAGCGGCGTGGGCGCCCACTTCCCCCCGCCGAAGTTGTCGGCGGCGGCGATGCGCCGAATGCGCTCGATTGCGACGCTGCCAAGCGGCACGCGATCCCGGCGGAGGGCGATGACGGCCATCGCGCCGATCGAGTCGAGGTCGGGTCGCTCCGTCGCGATGTTCTCGACGGAGAGCGAAATCGGCCATTCGAGCGCCGCGTCGATCGCTGCGGTGGCGTCAGCGATGGGGGACAAGAAGATGTCGACCGCTCCGCTGGGGCCGCGCATCTGCCCGTGTTGCGGGTCGATGTTGCCCTTGTCGCACTGCGCGGCAAGGGAGGGGGTCGTGACCTCGATGCCGAGGGTGTTGCTGGGGACGACGGGGTTGCGAGTGTCGATGACGATGAAGTTGATCATGATGTCTCCTCGGGACCGCTTTGGGATCCCTCAATGGGTTGAGGCCCGGAGCCGCGTCTTCCGCGTGCCTCCGAGCCTGTTGTCCCCCCGTTCCCCATCACACTCCGCGAAGGTACCGCATCACGAGGTCATCCAACCCCGGCGCGAACACCTTGCGCACGTTCTGGCGAGTCACCTTGATTCCTGACTCGCTCGCGCCCTTGATGGCTTGCTCGGCCACCATGCGCTCGCACGCCGTCATCGCCCGCCTGCTGAGGTCGACTGCATACTCCGTCATGGTCACATCCTCCAATCGTCGGTCCCCCCCGTTGCCCTCAGTTCTCGGCGTCGAAGGCCGCACACATCCGGGGGAACGCTTCGTGCTCCCAGGCGATCCACACCAGACCACGGTCGGTGGTACCGACGTAGAGGCCGGCGTTTCCGCCGCGCGCGACGATATCTCCGCGCTTCATGCTCTTCGCCACCGTGCTGCCCGTCGTCTGCGTCGTCATGTCTCTATCTCTCCTCCGGCGTCCCTCGCCGGTGAAGAGACCTTAGTTCCGACAGACTCATCTGTCAACGTTTTTTTTTCGATGACGTGTTGATGACCCCCCCCGTTGGTGCTCATCCCCACCGAACGCAGGCGTGCGCCGGGAGGCCCACCGCGGCAAGGATCCGCGTGCGGTTGATCCGGACGCAGAGCCGACCCCCGCGAACGAACGCGGGGACGATGACGTTGACACCTCCAATGCAGATGACCGCGAACATGTGGATCTCCTACAGACCGAGTTTTCTGCGAAGCTGTGCGCCGACAAGAAGCTGATCCTGCTGAGACATTCCCGCTTGATCGAGCGACGCCATGGCGAGATCGAGCCAGTCAATGGGCGTGAACTCTGCGGTGACCGGACTGCCATATACGATGTCGGACACGCGCTCGTTCGTGTAGCCTTTGATCGGGTGGGTGGTGGTGGACACGTCGACCTCTACGCCGCGTTGGCGCTGAGCTGCCCCGCGGCCACCGCCTTGAGCACGCGCCGCGCGTCCGCGGGCGAACACGAGGAGCTGTTCAGCCCCACCCCCGAGCGCTTCGCCGTCCGGATGATCGTCCGAACGGCCACGTCCATGAGGCCCTGCCCGATCACACTCCCCGGAGGAGGCCCCGCCTCCTCAAAGGCCCGGAAGGTCTCATCCACCACGTCCGCGCCCGTGGCCGTCGCCGGGAGGGTGGCGTCCATCTTGGCGAAGACGGCCTGCATGAACTCGGTGGGGGCAGTGTCACTCCAGAGACAGCGAGAGCACATGGCGGGATCTCCTTCGATTCGGGTTTGATTCCCTGAGACCCATCCTTTATATGTCCTCGTGACTCACGCGTCAATGTTTTTTTTGGAGGATGTTACCGATCGGCTTCTTGGGGCGCGTCGATGTGCTCGGCGCACCGCCCCTCTCCTCGTTCGAGGTCCCATGCGACCGCGGGCGCGCCGCACGGTTGGTACGCCCCCTCCCGGAAGAGCCTCGGGTCGAAGAACGCCCCCTCGCGCACACGGCTCCACGCGCATCGCTCGCGCACGATCACCACACCGCAATGCGGGCATGTCTCCGGAGGGACCTCACCGAGAGATCGGGGGAGGAGGGCGCGGCACGCCTCGCAGACCTCTGCGGTGAGGCCCATGTCTGCGAGGGTCGATCGCCGGAACCGCGCACCTCCTCCTCGGAGGTGGATGCGCCCGCTCGGGCCCTTGTAGGGGCGACTCACGAGGCGCTCTCCACGGCCTCGCGTCGTGCCCGCGATCGGGGGTTGCCACGGACCCGGCGATCCTTGTGCGAACCCGCACCGGAGCGCCGACGCGCGAGCACAGCGACGTACGATCGACGGGTGATACTGGTCTTCTTCGGCTTCTTCACGATGGCTCTCCGATGGGTCAAGAAAGACCCCCCTGCCCGCCCCCCCCCTGTCCCCTCACGAGGAGGAGGGTGGCAGCTCCTCGCCTTCCTTTGGGAGGACGAAGAGGCCCTTGGGGCCGTCCGCCGCAGCCCCGGGGAAGGCGCGCGCGAGGGCGGCGAGGACGGTGCGCTTCGTCCCCTCCATCGAAGTGCGGACCGTGATCCGCGTCGTGCCCGTCGCCTTGTCGAAGCGACGCCCGGGGATCGAGAAAAGCTCCGTCGCGTACGGCGCCTTGAGGATGATCTCGGTCCCCTCGACCCGGACCCGGATCTTCGCGAGACGCTCCGCGCAGCGCGCGCCGAGCGTGGAGAAACCGAGCGCCCGAAGCCCATCGACGCACGCGAGGACGAGCGCGCCATCCTGCTCCACGGCGATGCGATGCACGAGCACGTTCGCGAGACGGCGCACGTCCGTGTCCCAACCGGCGGGGAGGTTGAGCGCGTCCACGTGGCGCCCGATGTGCTTCTGCACGAGCGTCCAGTCCGGAGCCGCTTCGGCCGCCCCGTAGCCGTGTCGCTTCCGGCACGATGGACCCATGCCTGTCTCGACCGAAATAGAGTCCACAAGCGCGCGCGAGCAGCACGCGCAGTGCGTGGCGACGAGCTTCGCGGAAGGAGATTTCGTGTATTCGTTCATGTCTCTACGATAATCATCGCTTGACTTTTTGCAAGCGCGATATTATACGTTCTCTCATGACGATGACGGCGGCGATGACGATGGGCGCGGCGGGCATGAGCGTGGCGGCGATCCGGGCGAAGATCGCGAGCGTGCGCTCCGTGCGGGGGTACTCCTACCGCGAGGCGCGTGCCTGGACCGACGCGCTCAACCGCGCGCTCGCGGCCTCTCCGGAGGTTCCATCCCCGATCCCCCGGGCCACGTGCTGCGACCGGGCGGGCGTCGTCTACACGTGCACGTGCTCGTACGTGACCCAATGCCTCGAGCACGGAGAGCGGCACCACGGCACGCACGACTGAGACACGCCGGGGGGGACAACGCTCTCTTGATTCTTTGCTTCGGCTCTGTTATCGGTTGCGTGGGTTCGCAGAGAACCGTTAGGAGGACAGCATGAATGAAGCCGTGCTTCGCCGCGTCGTGCGGCTGATTGGCGCGGGCGCCACGTTCGCGATGCTCGCTGCGCACGCTCGCGTCGAAACCCTCGACATGATGGCGTTCGTCGCGGGCGAAGAGGTGGACCAACGGGTGATCGGGCGCATCGATCGCGCGACCGCGAAGCTCGCGCCGGCCGAGACATGATCACGTGGTCAAAAATGGTGGGCAAGAAGAAGCCCGCCTACAACAGCCACGTCGGGGTGACGATGCGCGCCCCCGGCGGCGATGTGGTGGTGGTGAAGGGGCAGCGCTCTTTTTACGTGTCGGAGGGTGGCTTCAACATGGGCTACGACGACGATCAGGGATGGGTTTTGGAGCTGACCGCGCGCCCCGCAGGTCAGAACGAGACAGCAACTTTCCTCGCGCGAGAAGCGCGAGCCACGAGGTGGTGACATGGCGATTTATCACGAGAAGATCGAGATCAAGATCCTGCGCGTCGCGACCGTCGCCGACGTGCGCGACATCGAAGAGCGAGCCACCGACGAATTTGACGTGGACGCCGTCCACAAGAAGGCCCTCGTCGTGATCCAGGCGGTCAAGCCCGACGTCGTGAACGGGCGTCGTTATAAGCCCGAGGAGAAAATCGCTCAGTGGTGCAAGCTCTCCTCCGACGAGCGCGCGGAGCTGCTCGCCGCACTGCGCACGGTGGGCATCCGCGATGCGACCATGCGCATCCTCGGGGATGCGCTCCCGGTGCTCGTGCGGGCGTTGCCGTCCGTGGCGGACGAGATGCGGCAGTTCTATCGCGTCCTCGACGGGGCGCCCAACGTGCCCCTGTCGTTCCCAACAGGGACGTTCCTGGCGGGCCTCACGATCATCTGTGAAGCGCCCGCGTCCTCCGACGCCGACCGCGAACGCAAGCGCGCTCTCCACTCCGTCATCATGCACCTCAGCGATCATGGGTACGTCGCGAGCGATCCGAGCCGCGCGGCCGTTCTTTGGTCGATCGCGTTGAGTCGCGCAGGCGCTCTGTACGGCGGCCTCTCCCTGAAGGCGCCGACGCAAGAGCGCGACGATGCCACTGCCATGAGCGTGTTTCTGTCGCGCCTGGCGACAGACCTCACGGCGATCGTGTCCACCATCGAGCGTGCACGTCACACGCCGAAGACGGTCGAGATCGATCCGTCCGCTCGCATCCGCGGGCGGAATCTCCAGTTCTCCCTCAACGTCGGGTGAGTGCTCATGAACACGTTCGATCTCTTCAGGACGATCGTGGGGTCGACCGACTCCTTCGAGACAAAGCTGCACTTCGACGCTCTTGCAGCCGTCGCTCGCGAGAGCGTTACGGCGGTGCCCCCGGAAGGGGTATGTGCAGCTTCTACGATCCTCCACGACACGAACGACGTCGGATCGGAGGAGCGCGCGGCGCTCATCGAGCGCGTCTGCGCATCGTGCGGTGTTGGCACGATGGACGCGCGCGACGTGATGGGCGGCCTCGCGCACATGCACATCCTCGCCGCTCGCGCGGTCGTCCACTCGATCCCCCAGATCAACCGCGAATCACTGCGCATGAGCCTCGCCGCAGTGGCGGATGGTCTCCTTCGGGACGCGTCCTACCTGATGATGGGAGACCTCACGGAACAAGTCGCAGACAAGCCTGCTCCGGCCTCCGGCTCCTTGGTGCCCACGTGAAGAAACGGCGGAGGAAGCGCGACTATCAGGGGCCGAACGCGCTCCCTTCGAAGCCGAACCCGAAGAAGCGCACACCGAAGCTCTTCCGCTGGCACGGTCGGCGCCTCCCCGCGGTGCGACCGTTGCCGGTGCTCGAGGGCCCCGACACGTGGAAACCTGACGTGCGTCCTGGCACGGACGCAGAGCTTCGTGAGGTGCTCGCCAGCATCGGCCGGCGCCTCGTCGCCGACGACGACGAGCAGCTTCTTCTTCTCCATCGGCTCAACGCGTTCTTCGGGCTTGACTGGCTCGACGGCTGCGCGGCCCTCGCGCGCACGACCACAGAGCCGAAGATCCGGAAGAAAAGCGACGGCACCGAACGCACCCCGCTCGCCCGCTTCGTACGGGCGTGCTGGTGGACAGCGAACCTCGCGCGCATCGAAGGCGGCTTGACGTCAGTCGCGCTCACCTGGCTCTTCGCCAGGGACAAGCCGGGCCAGCCGCGTCCGCGCAAGCCGGTGCACCTCCGGCCGCTCGGGACGATGCACTACGAGCAGATGCGCCGACAGGCGAAGGCCGAAAAGCAGCGTCGGAAGGAGCATCGTGAAGGTGTGGAGCGACGCGCCCAGAAACGCGTCGCGAAGGCCGCCAAGCGTGCCGCGATTCGCCTCGCCAAGAAGCGCCGGGCCGCCGAGCGCAACCGGAACAAGCGCGCCGCGAAGGCCGCGCGGAAGGCTGCCGCCAAGGCCCGGATCGCTCCCATCCTCGCCGTCCAGGCGCCGCCCCCGGCCGCTCCTCCTCCCCCACCCCCCCGGCCCGTGGAGCCTCCCCGCCGGCGCATCGTCACGCTCCCCCCGCGCGACCCTCCCTCGCCCGCTCCCCGGCGTCGTCCACGTCAGGAGCGGATCGCCGCAGTCGAGGTCGAGGTGCTTCCCGTCCGGCCCAAAAAGTGACGGCCCCGCGCAGCGTGCTCACCTTGCCGCGTCATGCGGCTCTATCTCTTCATCGATCCTGACTGGCCTGCTACCGACACGAGCCCGCGTGACCTCGTGGAGCTCGTCGCCCCCAGCGTCGTCACGCTCCACTCCCGCGCACCGGGTCCATCCCAACAATTGGGGGCAGACCTGCATGCGCGAGGTGGGGTCGAGGTCGAGGTGACTCCCCCGCAAGGGATCCCGTCCGCTCCGAGGGTTCAGCTCGGCGCGATCTGCGCGGTCGGCAATGGCGAGCTGCCTCACCAGGCACAAGGGGCACGAGTTCGGCTCTTCGGGACACCGACAGCGATCGTTCGGCCGCGGGCGGGCTCGCTCTATGACCGCGTGGACGCCTGGGTCCGGTTCGCCGAGCAGAGCGACCTCGAGACCATCATGGCGATGCTCAGGGGCCTCTACGTGGCGTTCCCGGCCCTCCACGACGTGATCCGGTCCACCGCGAGCGCGGTCTCACTCGCCCAAAAGGCGACGACGAGCACGACGCTCACCGCGGCGTGGATGGATCTGGAGACGACGCGGATCGCGCACCCCGCGCTGGCTCCGTGGCTCGCGGGCCCGGAAAAGATGCTGCGCACGTGGGTCGAAGGGTTCACCGGATAAACCCGCTTTGGCCTGATAATCGCGTGGTTTCAGTCGGTTAAGTCGTGCTTATCTTGCGGGGTATGGACGACTTTGACACGCTCACGGACGTCACGGCTCCTGTCACCCTCCGCACGGGGTCCGCTCCCTCCGACGAGCCGGACACGCTCGAATCGGCCACCTACCCCGAAGAATCGAGGATCGTGGACGGAACGTGCACCGTCTGCGACTCCGCGATCGAGAACGGCGGCTGCATGTGCGGCCCCGTCGACCGAGACGTGGACCCCGAGCGCTTCGGCGACGCCGACGTTCCTGACCTCCTCTCCGAAATCGACTAAGCCGCGCTTGACTTTCTGCGCGCGAGCCATTATCAGTTACTCATGCGACGGCGCGATGGCTCGATGGCACGGTACGGTGAGCACCGGGGGTTTTACGATCACCTCCGGCAGTCGTTTGGCTCGACAGAGCCGGTGCCGTGTCGCCACTGCAAGGCGACGGGCGGATGCTCGTGCGGACAGGAGAGCGCCGGGCTCGTCTTCGACGCGGCTCGGGAGCTGGCCCTGCCGATCGGATCCGCCGCGGCTGACCGCGAGGCGCGGGACTTTCGCAAGGCGCTCGTCGCCGGCCCCTACACCAGGGCGCAAGTCCTGGTGTTGCGGTCGGCCCTGACGAGCCTGCTTTCGTGGCATCGGCTCGCCCCCGAAGCCTCGCGCGACGTGGCGAAAGTCGAGCGCGTGTCGTCGCTCATCCTCGCCTCGCACGCGGCCGAAGCGGATCTCCCCTGACCGAAACGGAAAACGGAGAAAGTCATGAATCAGGAACAACGTGTCCGGGCGAACGACTCCATGTCGACGCTCTTGCTCTCGCTCATCTCGGCGTACGCCATGTGTGCCGCTCGCAGGCTGGCGGAGAACCTCAGCGGGCGCGTCCCGAGCTGGGAAGTGAGCGCGGAGCTGAAAGACTGGAAAGAGGCGGAGTCACAGCTTCATCACGCCTATGCCCTGTATGTCTCACAGGGCAAGAGCCCCGACGTGTACCTCTCGCGACCGGACGATCACGGCGCACGCGAGACAGCGATCCGCAAGCTCGTCTACGCGAGCTTTTGCGCCCGTCTGAACGGCAATCTCGATGTGGTGCCGAACCTCAGGAGGTTGCCGGCGCTCGCATCATCGAATCCGGTGAACGACAGCCGAGCGAAAGACCGCGTGGACCACGTTACCGCTGACGAGAAAGCAGAGATCGCCAAAGAGGAGTGGCTTGCGAGCCGCGGGCTCGCTCTCACTGACGGAAAGCACGTCGCGCAGTGATTATCAGGGGGGTCTCGTGAACGGACTAGGAGGAAAACAATGGGTTTGAATCAGGTGGATCGGTTGAGCAACGAGGGGATGTCGGCGAAGAAGGGGAGCGTCGCGAAGGTCCCCATCCATCAGCTCACCCTGAAGCGCACTGGCCCCACGGCGCACCCGCGGGCGGATCTGCCCTTCGATGAGGGCTTGGTCCAGCACATCATGAAGAACGGGATGAGGGCCCTCACGGGGGAACCGTGGCGCTTTCTCGTGCGGGACAACGGCAAGGGGGCGACGGATCTGTGGCCCGAGCTCGAAGTCATCAACGGCAGCCGGCGCGAGAACGCTGGCTTGGAGGCAGAGCGCCGGCTGCACGAGAGCGCGGCCAAGATGCCACCGCTCGCCGTCGACAAGAACGACCCGGATGGGCCTGGCCGGCTCTTCGTGGAGGTCGAGCTGTTCGACGGAACAGACGCGGAGCTTCTCCTCGCGCGCCTCGCCGCGAACAGCGAGCCCGGCAAGCTCCCCGACTCGATCGAGGTGCTCGCCACCACCGTGTTGCAGCTCACCGCGCTCGGCGTCGATGACGCGGCCGAGATCCTCAAGGTGATGCCGATCGGCACCACGAAGGCGGATGTGCTGGCCCTCGCGCGCTGGAAGAGCCTCACGGATGAAGCACGCCAGGTGCTCGTGGGGGGCAACGCGCCGGTCTACATGCTCTCCCAGGTGCTCGCGGTGAAGCGCGAGGGACAAGCGGACATGGCGCGCAAACTCCTCGCGAGCGGGGCGACGACGCGCCTCGTCGCCGGGAGGGTGGCTCAAAAGGAGAAGGGGGCGGCTCGGACATTTCACTTCACACCCCGGTCGCTCGGATCCCTGGCGAACCACGTCGCGGATGCGAAGGTTGGGAGCGCGCGCGATCGTGCGATGCTCTCCGCGGGGCTCCTCCTCGGGAGCGGCCGCGACATCGACAGCGTCGGGCTCCCGCCCGACATCGTCCATGTGGTGAAAGAGTTCGTCGCGACGACGCGCGCGAAGGCGGACAAGCCGCCGAAGGAGAAGACGAAGAAATGAGCAGCGGGCACGCCCCTTATCAGGTGTTGGTCGAGACGGCGGAAGAGAAGCGGACGGCGACGCCTACCAGCTCGCAGGAGCGGCGATCCCGTGGGCGGGGATGACGGTGGACGAGGCGCGCATGCGCGTGGCGCACGTCTTCCGGGTGCTCCATGCGGACGGCGTCCAGGCGGCATTTGGGGCGGCGACGCCTGGTAAGTTCGGTGGACCGCGAAAGATCGCGAGCGAGAAGCCCGACACCGACCGGGGCCTCTACGAGAAGTACCGCATCGAGCGCACGGATGGCACCTCCGCGCCCGGCCAGAAGCACCACGGCTGCGAGTACTTCGTGCTCGACCTCGAGCACGACCCGCACGCGCTGCCGGCGCTCCGCGCCTACGCCATGAGCTGCGCGCGGCACTTCCCCACGCTGGCCGCCGACCTCTCGAAGAAGGCGCTCCGTCTCGCCGACCGATGGACGAACGCGGGTGCGATGTTCTGGGCGATGTCGAACAGCGTCTCGATCGACCCCGAGAAGGCACGCGCGATCGTCGGCTGGACCGACGACGACAAGCCTCGTTGACCGATCGGGCTCCATGGATAAAGAGTCGGTGTCACCATGACCAAAGAAAAGATCATCGCCACGTTGCGAGAGACCAAGGGCGTCGTGCATGAGGCGGCCGAGAAGCTCGGCACCACACCGCAGGGCATCTACCACCACATCAGCTCGGACCCCGAAATCTCGCGCGCGCTCGACGCGATCCGGGAGGACTTGAAGAAGCCGATCAAGCCCGCGCTCCAAGCCCTCACCGTGGACGAGGAGGAGATCGCGCTGGCCATGCTCGGCTCCGACACCTCGAAGCGCACGGCCGCGCGCAAGCTGCTCGTCGGCAAGATCGCCGAGTCGACGGGCCGGAGCGCGCGCGAGGTGTCCGACGCGATCCGCCAGAGCAAGACGCTCACGGCGCTCTTCGAGAAAAAGCTCCCCGCGGTCGAGTCGATCAAGCGCGACCCTGGCGAGACGCTCGGCGTCACGCTCACCACGCCCCAACTCGCCTGGACGAAGAAACAGCCGCGGGGCGCCATCGCGCGCCTCGTGCTCGCCTCCATTGGCAAGGAGGCGCCCTTGGTGAAGCCTCTCGATGACGCGCACGGCAAAGGGCAGACGAGCTTCCGGCTGCCGCTGCCGGCCATCGCGTGGCTTCGGATGACGGCGCAGGCGCAGGGAACGACCGCGCAGGCGGTGCTTCGCGAGGTGATCGACGCCGGCCGGCTCGATGGGCGGAAGGCTGCACAGGCGCACGACGATGCGCCCCCGACGGCGCCAGCATGACGCGCACGAAGCCAGCCGAGGAGGCCGTGGAGCTTGTCGCGCTCTCCCGCTGGCAGGGCGGCAAGCGCTGGCTCGTGGAGCAGCACGCCGACCGAATCCCGCTTCCCAAAACGCCCCGCGGACGCTTCTTCGACGTGTTCACGGGCTCCGCTCCCCTCGCGATCCACGCGCTCAAGAAGGGGCACCGCGTGGTGATGGGAGATACGAATCCCAGGCTCATCAGCGCCTACGCGCATCTCCAGAGCGACCCGCGTGCGGTCGTGAACGCGCTCCGATCGTTCGTGGAGGAGTACGAGGAGGGGGTGCGCGATGGCACGACGGGGAGCGTGGTGTTCTACCGGCTGCGCGACCGGCTGAACGCGAGCGAGCCCTTCTCTCTGGAGAGCGCGGCGCTTTTCCTCTTCGTCATGAACGCCGGGTTCAACGGCCTCTACCGGGTGAACAAGCGCGGCATCTGCAACACCACCTACGGCGACCCGAAGGTAGGAAAAGACCTCGTGCGGGCCGCGGAGATGCACGCGCTCGGCAAGCTCCTCCGGCGAGCCACGCCCCTCTGCCTGGACTTCGCGGAGCTGTGCGAGGAGGCGAAGCGCGGCGACACGGCGTTCTTCGACCCGCCCTACGTGACGGACAAGGGTCGCACGGGCTTCGTGAGCTACAGCGAGAAGGGGTTCCGTCGCGTTGATCTGCAACGGCTCGGGGTGACGCTGCGAGACCTCGACCGGCGCGGCATCCTCTGGTCCCTCACCGATGGGAACTCGCAGACCGCTGGGGAGACGCACGGACTGTGGAACGTGCGCGAGGTCCATGTGCGCCGCTCGGGCTCGTGCAAGGCGAAGGGCCGGGGGATGGTGCGGGAGCTGCTCGTGAGCAACTGGTAACTGGACATCGTGCGCGCGCGGTGTATCGTCCGCTCGTCAACGTAGCGCAGCCCGGTAGCGCGTCTGGCTCATAACCAGAAAGTCGCCGGTTCAACTCCGGCCGTTGACCCCTACACGTAGAAAGGCCCCGCCGATCGCAAGATCGGCGGGGCCTGGCTTTTCAGGGCCCTTTCACTCCGCGGCGAGCGCCTCTTGCGTCGTGATCGTGAGCGTCATCGCGCGCTCCAACGAGCGGAGCGTGGCCTCGTGCATGCGGCTCGCCCACGTGCCATCCACGCACGTCGTCCGGAGCTTCCGGAGGCCGTCTGCGACCTCTTGCAACGCGTCTCGTCGATCTTGGAGGAGTGCCGCTTCGAACGAGGCCGTCCCCGCACCGCGCCAGGGCCGCACGCTCACGACGTAGAGACCGTCGTGCTGCATCACGTAGAGCACCTCCGCGAGCGCGTCCCTGCCCGTCCGGCCGTTCTGTCCGCTCTCCAAGAGGCGCAGCACGTCCCCCTCGCGCGGCTCCTCGTAGAGCTCGATCCGGAACGTCACGGCGCGCAGCCTGCCCAGCCGAAAGGCGGCGAAGTCCTCCTCGGTGAGCACGATCGGGCGCGTCCGGGCGGGCGATTGCCGGAGCTGGACGGTGCGCGGATGCGCGACGAGCAACACGAGCGCCTGTGCGATCAGGCTCACGAGCGCCGAGCGGTCGGGCCCCCGCTGGTAGACGTCGTGGAGCATGGACACCCGATGCGCGAGCGCCTGCACGGAGGCTGCGTTCGATGCGTCCGCCAGCTCCGCGGCCAGCGGGATCACGTCTTCATCGACGAGCCCAAGAAGCTCCACAGCGGACACGAGCGAGAGATCCATCTCTCGATGCTGTGGTCGCGCGCGGAGAGCGCAACGTGAGGGTCAGGATGCGGGAGGAGCCACCGGCGAGGAGGCCGGAGGAGCCGAGGAGGGAGGCGTGGACGGGGAGGCCGGAGGAGTAGCAGCGGACGGCGTGGGCGCCGTTGGAGGCGGCACCGCGGACGTCGCCGGGGTAGTCGGGGCAGGGGTGGCCTCGCGCGAAGCCAGCTCGAAGATCGCCTTCGTGAGCCGCTCGTTCGAGGCGCTGTTGCGGGCCAGCTCGTCGACGAGCGTCTCGGCGAGCTTCGGGTCGATCGTGCTCGCCTTCTCGGCGACCGGCGCGATCGTGGCCTTCTGCTCCTTGTCGAGCGCAGCGAGCCGCTCGAGCAGAGCGCGAGGTGTGCACGGCGTGTCGTTCGCGGCAGCTACGCCGCAAGCCACGCCGCTCGCGATGATGTTGGCGGTCTTCGCTCCTGCGGTGAACTCGCCAGGGGCGCAGCCGAGTGCGAAGAGGAGGGGGAAGAGGAGGACGGCGAGCAAGCGCCGTATTGGCGGGGGAACCATCGGGAAAGCTCCTTTCGGGGGTGGGTGCTCAAGCACCCGTGGAGCCTAACGCCGATGCGGGTCGCACGACAAGATCGGCACTCCTCCGTGCCGGCGAGGAGGAGGGCGCCGGACACGGAGGAGCACCGAAGTCACTGCCAGGAGCAGACCTCGGTGAGGCACGTGGCGGAGCAACCGTCGTGGCTCACCACGTTGCCGTCATCGCACTGCTCGGCGCCGGCCTTCACGCCATCGCCACAGGTCGTAGAACACGTCGACGGGGTGCCCGAGCACGTCCAGCCGCTCTCGACCGCACACGTCGCGCTACAGCCGTCTCCGGAGGCCGGCGGGAGTCCGTCATCGCACGCCTCGGAGCCGGCGATCTGGCCGTCACCACACACGGCCGGGGGCGCCGAGCACGTCATCGCGAGCATGAACGAGCCGGGAGCTTCCCAGATGTGGGCGCTCGCGAAGAACGCGAAGATGCACTCCCCGCTCAGCGCGCACGCGTCGATCAGCGTGGCTCCCGTAGGATCGCCGTTCGCGTCTTTGATCCGGAGGTCGACCGTCTTGACGAGGTTCGTCGGACCGGAAGACGTCGCGAAGAAGCTCACCTTCTCCGTGGAGACGTCGGTGCCGAGATCCTTGGCCCCGGGCGTTGTCCACGCCTGTCCAGCGCCCGTGAGGTCCCACTTCGCGCCGGGGTACGCGTCTGCACATGCCGAAGAGATCCCCGTGGGCGGATCGACCATCGGCCGGAGCACGCGCCGCACGTCCACCGTCGTGTTGTACTGCCACTCCGTGACGGTCAAGCTGAGCGTCGGAGTGGTCCCGGGCGGGCATGCCTCCGTCGGGATGCGCGCGAAGAGCGTCTCCGTCGGGCTGTTGCATCGAGAGGCCGAGTCCGTGGCGATGGCGCCGTGCGCGCAATTGCCCGTCTGGTAGTAGAGCGAGGAGATGCTGTAGACGCGCGTGGCCGCGTGCGTGAGGGCATCGCGGCTGATTGCGGTGGGTTCGTCCGTGGGGACGACGGAGGAGGTAGCGTCTTCCTGGCATTCATCTCTCCCACAGATTTCGACGCATTCGTCGCGTGTCTTTGTCGTGTCCGTGCCGCACGTATCAATGCAACTCCCACCGTCGGGCCAAGGGCTCGGGTAAGGACATACGGGGCCACACCCGAGGAGCACGATCGTGAAGAGAGCGAACAGGGAGAGCCAGAGACGGTTCATTCGGAGTCCTTTGAGGGAGGGTGTCACTTCAAGTCCTGTACTGCCGCTTCGGCGCGCACGAGCAGGGCGGTGTGCTCTTCGTTGGTCATCGGGATCGCGATGCTCTTTTCGAGCTTCGCCCCCGTCGTCGGATCGGTGAGCACGGCATAGAGCGTCGCCGTCTTGAGGTTCTCCGGGTTGTACGGGAGGAGCGGGAAAGAGAGCGTCGCTGCTGTCAATTCGAGGGCCATTCGGAAGTCCTTTCAGACTTTCAGAGTAGGTGGCTGCTGACGATTCGCCAGTTCGTGCCGTCGCCGTCGTGGCAAAGCGTCATGCCGCCGAACGGAACGTTGAGCGTGGCAGTGCTCGCCCCGTTGATCAGGTCGCCCGTGTCCGCGGCGATCGTGATCGGACTGCCGAGCGCGGTGCCATCGACCTCGAGGATGACGATGTCCTCCATGCGCGTCGACACCACGGAGGGGACCGGGGGCAAGGTGATCGTGATCCCGCCACCATGGACATGCATCCTGTCGCCGATGGCCGCGGTTGCGTTCCCCGAGATCGAGCGAACATTCCAGCCGATCGGGACGCCGTTGATCGACACCTGCCCGCGCGTCGCCGTGGCAGACGATACCGCGAAAACGGTGCCGCCTCCGTCGCGGATGATCGCGAAGTTGCCCGCTGTGCGCGTGCCCGCCGAAGCGTAGAAGTCCCAATTCGGGTCCGAGTCTCCGACCGCAAGCGCCGATTCGAGCAGTGTCCCGATCGATGTGCTCGCGCCGTAGAAGTTGATCTGTCCCGTGCCGCCGTTCTCTTTGACACCACCCCCGCCCGCGGAACACCGGAAGCCGGTACCGCCAGTGGAGACGAAGGCATTGCACGTCACGCACACGCCATAGCTCGGGTCGCTCGTGTCGCAGTAGAAGCCCGTGCTTGCAGGGACGTTCGTGGGATATGCGCCTGTCCCGTAGCAGAATCGCCAGATCGAGCGACTCGCGGACTGCGGCTCGTATTGCACGCCCCACGAATGCACGGTGCCGCCAGAGTGAGCGACACAGCCACCGATCTGCGGGGAGACCTGCGTGCCGGAGACGGTCGCATTGGTAGCGGCAATCGCGACCGTTTTGGTAGTGGCAATCCCGTCCTTCGAGACCACCACTCGCTCGGTCGTTCCAACCGTGGTGCCGTCGTCGGTGACTCCGCTGTTCCCCGCGACGTTCGTGCCCGTGAACTTCGCGAGCGTGTTCGTGGTGCCCGAGACAGCCGCGTTGACCGCGGTCGCGATCTGCCCGAACGCAGCGGCGTGTTGAGCGCTGGACCCGTTGGCGAGGTTGGTGATCTGAAGCGTGGACGCCGAGATGCTTGTAGCGTTCGTGCCGCCGAGCGTGAGCACGCCCGCGCTGGCTCGGTCGAGACTCGCGCCGACGAAGCTCGCGCCGGTGATGCTCCCCACGACGGTGAGCGCGCCCACCCCGTCGAGGTACATGTTCTTCGCGAGGGCGCCGCCTGCGGTGCGCGTCCACCACCCGAGCTCGCTCGCTTCCGCGCCGCTCGTCGCGTTGGTGAACCGCCACGACAGGTAGCCTGCGATGGGGAACGCCCCCGCGCTGTTCTCGACCTCGAGACCGAGCCGGCCGCCGATGTTGTTCGCGGCCGTCCCCGACGTGCTCCGGCGAAGGGAGCAGACCTGCACGATCCCGTTCGTGTCGCTGTCGTCGCGCTGGATCGCGATCGGCTCCGTCGTCGTGCTCGCGAAGGCGACCGTCGTCCCGATCGCGGTGACATCCACCTCCGCCGAGAGGCCCGAGACCGGACCCACCGTGAGGAAGGGAGCATCGCCAGGCGCCGGCTGCGTTGTCCCGATCGAGACAACGCCCGATGTGGAGTAGAGGTAGCCCGTCGCAAGCCCGGTCAATTCCAGGTTCGCGACCGTGAGCTTGCCCTGTCCGTCGAGCACGAGCTTCGTCGCCAAGCCGTCGCCCGCGAGTCGAAGCTGGATCAGGAATTTGCTCGCAGCACTCAGGCTGTTCGCGTTGGACCACACGAACGCTGCACGACCGATATCGACGTTGAACCCGCCCGCGTCCTCCGCTTTGAAGAGGGCGCTCGGGCCGTAGTTCGCTTCTGCCGTCCCGCTCGTGGTGGTGCTCACGAGCAGCACGTCCACGAAGGTGTTGGTCGTGCTGCTCTCGCGCGTCGTGGAGATGGGCACCACGCTCGACGACGCGAAGGCGACCGTCGTCCCGATCGCGGTGATGTCCACCTCCGCCGAGAGACCAGACACCGGGCCCACCGTGAGGTAGGGCGCGTCCGTGGGCGCTCCGCTGCCTCCCGCCCCCACAGAGAGGTTGCCCGCGTTGTCGACCGAGACATAGCCCGAGCCGAGCCCTGCGAGCGCCGCGACTTGCATCGCCGTGCCCGAGAGGAGGAGCGCGTCAGCGAGCGCGGCGCCGGCCGTGCGGAGCTGCAAGATGAACTGCGAGTCTTCGCTACTCCCGGTGATGTCGGTGAAGATGAACTTCACGCGGCCCACATCTTTGCTCGCAGCCTGATAGAGCGTCGCGACACCGAAGCCGTTCGCGGCCGTGCTGGAGCACACGCTCGCGACCTTCATCGTGTCGATCGCAGCGTTCGTCGTGCTGCTCGTTCGTGTGAACGAGCAAGGGATGGTCGCGCTGCTCGCGAAGCCGACCGTGGTACCGATCGTCGTCCACACGACCGCGCTCGGGAGCGAGCCGTTGGCCGTTCCGAGGAGGTACTGCGCGTCGACGGGCGCTCCGCCGTTGAGCGCGCCATCGAACGTACGAAGGTTGGTCTTCTGGTCTTCGACCCACTGGCGCTGTGCTCCCCCAAACTCGTCTTCTTCGCCGAAGGCGAGGTCGTGAACGCCGTTCGGCGAGAGGATCTCCACACCGATCTTGGTCGAGTAGACCTTGCCGTTCACGAGCAGACGGAATTCAAACTTTCCCCACTGGCCGCTGTTCACATCTCCACTGCTCGGCAAAGCGAAGATGGGCGGCGTGATGCCCGTGATCGGATCGGCGATGTAGTAGTAGACGCCGCCAGAGTCCGTGCTCCATCCGTCCGGACAGCCGAAGCCATCGGGATACTCGGGGATCATCCAGCGAGCGGTCTGCCAACCCGCGTAGCTCGCCGCTACGAGAGTCACGCTCTTGCCCGCGAGGTTCGCAGGCGTGTCCGACACCGACGACGACTGCAACGCGCCGCCATCGATCCGGAAACGCAGGATCGCTGAAGCCATTAGTTCCTCGGGGGTCGCATGCGATTAGTTGATCGACACAAACGCGTTGGCATGCAGGTCAACGCATGGTCCAAATAGCCTGAGAAGAAAGGTGACGATGTGAAGCCCTGTGTTACAGAGCCGCGCATGCGATACCAGTGGATCATCGGGTGCGCGCTGCTCTTGGGCGCGTGCAGAGAAAAGGGCGAAGTCGTCTGCCTCAGCCTCTCGGGGTTGCCGGCGGGCGGAGCCGGCGGGGAGGGAGGAAACACGACAACGACGAGTGCTGTGGTGGGTGGTGGTGGGGCTGCCGAGTGTTCTCAAGAGCCCGCTTTTGAAGGGTGGCCTGGATGCTTTGATTCCAGCGCCATGTGCTGCGCCTTCGAAAGCGTGGACCCGGACAAGGTCTGTTACGTGAAGACGTTGGGGAAGTACATCCACCCGATCTTCTGCGACGAATTGCCCCCTATCGGGGGAGACGAAACAGACCATCACGTGTGCAAAGTGGTGAGCGACCCGCTCTACTCGTGCACGTGGGGAGACGGCACGCTCATCTGCTGTGACTAAAAGCGCAAGATGTCCGTGTCCGTGCGGGACAGCACGCGGTTGATCGTCATCTGCGTGCCGTTCGCGCCTGTCCCGGTCGGATGGGTCACCCGCACACCGTACTGCCGCTGCCCATCCACCTCAACGCCGCCACCCGAGACAGTGATCGTCGTCTCCACATACGAATTCGTCCAGTTGGACCCGTCACTCGCGTGTGCGTCCGTGACAGCGCTTGAGTGCGAAGTGACACCGTCACTGCTCGAATCTTCCCACGAGACGATCTCGTAGGTGGGGCGCACGAGCGTTCCCGGCGAGACGGACCCGATCGTCTTCACCTTCACGCTGATCAAATCCCCTCCGATCGGGAGGTCTTCGAGCCGAAGGATGCTCGACTGCGGGGGAATCAGATCCGTGGCCGGGCGCGTGAGCGCGGCAGGAGCGTTTGTGGAAAGCGACTGCGTCCACATGATGCTGGGCGAGTCCGTGTCGCTGGTACCGTCGTGGATGAACGTGAGCGGGATGAGCGAGAACTTCGAGCGATAGATCGACCGCATGGTCATCTTCGGCCAGTTCGATGACCCCACGAACGTCAGCTCGCCGCTCACCGCGAGCGTCCCTCCCCATGCGAACTGCGCTCCGCTCGCTCCCGTGAGGTTGGAGCCCGAGACGAAGTTCATCGCGCTGCCGTCGAGCATGAGGATCTGTCCCCCATCGCCGACTTTCTCTTGGCCGTAGACCCACGCGAGCGCGCCGGCCTGGATGGTGATGACCGACCCGTCCAGGAAGGTGGCTGTTGCGTCCTCTTCCCAGGTGACGTTCCCCGCTCCGGCTTGTTTGACCGTGAGCTGTCCGAACAGGTCGAACGCGCCGCCCGTGTCCACCTGGAAGACCGCGCCGCTCTCGACCTCGAGGATGGCGATGGACGAACTGACCTTCAGGAGGATGTCGCCTGACGTACCGTCCGCGCGCAGCACAGAGCCGTTGTTGAGGCGAATCTCACCCGTGTTTTGTACGGTGAGCCGAGCAGAACCGGCGATCTGATGCCCTGTCCCCGTGAGCGAGAACCCGCTCCCTCCCACCACGATGAAGCTCGCCGGAGCCCACGACCCGCCCTCATCGCCGTTGAGGGCGCGGAACACCTGGCGGATGGTGAGCTGCCACTCGCTGCTCGGGACGACGTAGCCAAACGGCACCGTGCCGAGCGGCGTGCCCGACGGATAAATGAAGTGCGACATGGAGTCCTACTCAGGGGATCGAGATGATCGCCATCGGGTTGAAGTCGAGCCGACCAAGCACTGCATCGTCGAGCGTCCACGGACCGATGTGCTCGCCATCCGAAGAGCTACAGATAGACCACGTGGTGCACGTGGTGACGTGGCGCGCCATAAGCGTGTGGATGCGCCGGAGCTTCTCCGCATCCAGCGTCACGTCGTCCGTCACTCCCACGAACACGTGACGCTGCGAAGAACCCCACGCCGGGAAAGGCATCTGAACGCCGAGGATCTCGGCATCGTGCGCGTTGTTGAACGTCGCCGTGAAGAGGAGCTGCGGATCGTCGACTGCGATGCTCTCGACTGTCACCCGCTCCGCAAGTCCAAGGTTCTCCGGCCCGATGATGAGCTTGTCCCCGACCGCGAGCGTGTGACCGAGCACGGCTGTGGGGAAGATGGGCTCGTAGACCATGCTCTGCGGCGACCCCAAGCCCGCGGAGATGGTCTGTTTGAGGCGAACGATCTTGCGAGTGATCGTCGCCTCCGTGAGCAACATCGGGTCGTCTCCCAAATTCTGGGGCCAGAGGTCGACCTCGCCGTTGTTCGGGTCGCGCACCTTGATCCCCACGTAGCCGGCGCCAAGGAGGTCGTGGAGCGCTTGCTCCAACACCGGCCGCCGGGAGCCCAGGACCGGCTTCACGGCCGCAAGAAGGGCAAGCTGCCGCTGCGCGATCGTGTCGCTCGCGCCATGTTGGAGGCCGTACTCCTCTTCGAGCGCGTCGAGCAGCTCGTACGACGTGAGCGCGATGCGCTCCCCGTCGATCTGTCGCTGTCGATACTGGATCCGCGCGAAGACAACAGCGAGGGCATACGCGAGGCAGTCGACGAAGCTCCCCAGCTCCGTCGAGAGGTCGCCAGGCTGCCCCGTGGAAAGGAGCCGAAGAGCCGTCTGATGGAGAAGCTCCGCGGAGGGCGTCTCGCTGCTCAAGAGGAGCAGACCACCCGTCGTGAACTCGCTCGTCTGCATGGATCAGCCGATCGCGATGCGCACGTTGATGTTGGCCGCGCTACCGCTCGAATTCTGCATGTGGATGGTGACGCTCGTCGCCCCCGCGATCACACCGTACGCGCGCCCGAACGAACCGGTCGGCGTGACGAAGGGGGCATGCTCCATCGGGGGAAGTACCCCTGCGTCCCAATCGATCGAGAGCTGTCCCGTCGAGTCCGGATTGAGCGTGAACGAGTCGGAGTCGACCTTCGTCCCCATCGCCGACAACGAGTCCAAGCTCCACTCCGAGCCATCCCACGACACGTAGAGGACTGCCGTTTCCGTGAGGCGGTTCAGGCCAGCGAGGTTTCGAGAGTGCTCGCTGAACAGCCCCGCGTACGGATCGCGTCCCTTGTGCGGGGGCGAGCCCACCTTGTCCCGGAAGTCTTCGCCCCCGAGCTCCGCCAGGTCGGGCTTGTGCGGACCACCGTCTGCGATCTCGAGATCGTAGGTGTACTTGTTCGCCGGAGCACCGGCCGTCGGGAGATCAGGCATGGGTCCTCACGTTTGCGGATAGACCGCGAAGTCTTTCATCTGAAGGCGATACACGAGCGTGCCCGGCGTTCCTACGGGCGTCGTGTACGGCGTGCTCGGCAAGAGCACCTCGGAGTCGGAGACGACGCCACTCGCCTTCGCTGCGTTCACGAGGCCCTCGTTCGTGATGACGGAGGGCCACGTGTCCGGCGAGGTGGGCCAGCGTCGTTGGCGACCTCCGGGATCAGGCAGCGAAGAGAACATCTCGCCAGGACCGAGCGTGCGGACGTAGCTCAGAATGGGCGCGATCAAGCGCTGCATGCTGGACGAGAAGGGCGACACGAGCGCGCCGGCCTCGGGGATGAAGACCTCGCTCGCGCCGAGCGTCATGTCGAATGTGAGCGCCCACTTCACGCCCCCGATGAGCGTGGTCACTGTGGCGATGCGCTTGCGCCGGAAGAGCTTGTTGACCGGGTCAAAGAGCGCGATTGTCTGTCCCGGTTGAGGGCCTGTGATCGTCGAGCCTCCCGTCTTCACGCGGAAGGCAGTGGACGTGATGGTGGCTGTCCCATCCACGATCAACGGGTCGAGCGGGTTGGCCTGGGGGAAGGGCACGAGATCCGCCCATGTTCGCGCAGACGAAATCCACGACACGCCGAGCGCGACGTTGAAGTTGCTGCCGATGACAACCGCGGCCGTGATGGAGTCGTCTGTGGCGAACGTCGCGCGCACGTTCTGCTCGGCGAGCCCGATCTGCGTGCTGTTCGGGATCTGCGTGCTGCTCACGTCGGAGCGGAGGAGGAACGCGAACGCGGAGGAGCCGCTCCCGAACCACGCGGGATAGGCGAACCCGCGAGCAACAGGCACACCACCCGTCTTCTGGACAACCTGGACGAGCCGCGCGCTGTTCCGGTCGGCCTGCGGATGCGACTGCGCCTCGATGACGCGGTCCTGAAGCTCTTCGTCGCTCTCCGCGAGGTGCCCTCCGATGAGCCCCACGAGCACGCCTGTGCCGTCGTTCTGCGCGAGGACGACGCCTCCGGACGACACCCCGGACGGCTGCGAATCAAAGACCAGCGGAGAGTCCGCTGCGAGGTTCGTCTGCGGGCCCTTGGACACTCCCTCGATCGGGATCGGATCGCCGTTGAAGTAGGTGGCGGAGACCACCACCTGATAAACGAACTTCGTCGCCTGATGCGTGAGCAGCGTGCCCTGCGCGATGAAGGCGCCCCCCGCTGCGATCTTGGTCGCCTCGAAGTACCCCGACCCACCGGTCGCAGGCAGTCGAATGGACCCGTCCGCCTGCGCTTCGAGCCGCTCACGCGCATAGCGTTCGAGCCGGTCGCCCGTCATCCCCCGCACGACGAAGCTCTGCGCAATCGTGTTGTCGTTCGCGTAGAACGGCATGGCGAGGTCAGCGACGGCCTGACCGATGCGGTAAGGCATCGACCCCTCGCTCACATCGATCACGCGCGGAGGGACCGCGCTCGCTCCGCGCGCCTGCCACGAATCGCAGAAGTCCTGAGCGATGTCGTCGCGCGTGGGGAGGATGAGGTTGATGTCCGCCATTATCCGATCTCCACGGTTTTGTAGGGGTTCGAAGGATCCATGTCGCGGAGGTTTCGATAGCGGACGGTCACGCGCAGTCGGCCGCCATCCGCGGGCCACGAACGCACCTGGATGTCGCCGATGTCGCCTTGGGCGATGAGCTTTTGCCAGCGCGCCCGAACGATCTCGTCCGCGCGCCGGGTCATGTCGTCCTCGTTCGTGATGGGCATGTCCCGCCAGAGGAGGTTGGTCGGGCCGATGAGCATGAGTGCGAGGTGATCCACGTTGTGGATCTCCACGTACCGACCATTCGCATCGAGCGGGAAGTCCATCGTGGAGAGGTCCAGATAGAGCCCGAGCGCCGGCCGGATGGTGGCCGCGAGCACGGCCGGAGCGATGCCGTTCTGCCCCGCGGGGCTCTGTCCCGCTCCGTAGCCGCCTGCGCCGCTCATTTGCCCTTCACCTTGGTGGTGTCCACGCCCGCCAAGGGCGGCACGGTGAGGCCGATCGCAGCGGCATTCGAGGTGAGCGTTGCCCACGCCGCGGCGAACTCCGTGTAGCGCATGAGGGGAGAGGCACCCGCGTCGTCTCCGAGGTACACGCCATCTGCCTTCAGGATGGCCTTCGTCCCGGACGGGTGCGTGAGCGTGATGTCGCCGGTGCTCGGGCTGATCTCGACGGTCGCCATCCCCGGCGACGTCGGTACTTCGATCGAGAACGTTCCCTCGCTCTTCGCGCCGCCCTCGCCAAAGAAGCCGATGAAGGGCGTCTTCTTCGTGCCGCCCTGCTCTGTCGTGGCGTAGAGCGCGACTCCGCCATCCCCGAAGTCGGGGAGGATGCCCATCCAGCGCCGATCGTGCGCGATGAATACGCGCTTCTCCGGCCCGTGCTCCATGAGCAACAGGTTCGTGCCCTGCTTGTTCGTGGGGTCCTTCGGGCGGACCATCATCCCGAACGGCAAGAGGGCTTCGTACGCGTTCGCGGTGCCCTTCTGATTGCCGTTCGTGTCGAGGGAGCCCATCGGGTTCGGCTGCACACGCACGAAGCCGTCTTCGTCGAGCAGAGCGAGGTCATGCTCCGGGAGATCGAACCTCACTTCTTCCTCCGGTGGTGCCGACCGCTCACGCGGCGCGTGGCGCCAGGCAAGAACTCCCCATCTCCGAACACAAGGTCTTCCGGGACCATGAGCGTCACGTCCGTGTAGGTGGGGCCGCTCGCGCTCGCGCAGTGCTTCACCCGCTCGATCCAGAACACCCCCTCCATCCCGTTCTCATCGTCTTTCAACGCGACGCAGACGTCGGGCACAAGCACTGCCCGCTGGCGAGGGTCAGAGAGGATGGGAGCCGTGTGGCGCCGCGGCACGCGGTACGTGAAGACTCGGTGTTGCCGCCGCACCTCCGCGCAGCGACGACGCGCGAGGTAGGTCGCCTGCGAGAGGCTCTTCGCCATCTCGTCCACATGCACGTCGACGTCGACCTCCGGATCAAACCCGAGGTCGATCATGTAGTCGTCGTCAAAGACGCCTTCGATCTGCTCGCGTCCGCTCTTCCCTCCGCCCGTGCGTCCACGCACGATGTACCTGGCGCACCGGTTGGTGATGAGGTCGGTGATGTGCGGGGGCAGCACGCTCACGAGGTTGTCGGCCGGGTTCGGCTCACGCGTGTTCACGAACCCGAAGAGGGGTGTTTGCGCGGCGCTCGGCTCGGAGAGCAAGAACACGTTCGTCTGCTTGCCAGTCGGGTCCACGCTCGCGCGGAAGAAGATGCCTCCCCGGTCGAACTCCTTCTTGGCCGCGGCGTACCACTTCGTGCCGGCTTTCCACTCGATCGGCTTGTCCGCCTTGAAGCCCTTGATGCGCTTCACGGTCTTCTCCACGTCGACCGTGATCTCGCTCTTGTCCTTGATGTCGAACGGCGCGTAGTTGAGGTCTGTGCCCGGCGGGAAGCCCGAGGCGTCGATCGCGTACAGCTCGTTGAAGTTGAGCAGCACGTGCTCCACGACCGTTGTGCTCTCCACAATGGGCGTGCCCGTCACGGCCTTTCGATGCCCGCGCGCATCCGTCGTGAGCGTGTAGCTCTTGATCCCGGCGCCCTTGATCGCTGCATGTCCGAGGTCTTCAAACGTCGCGTTGTTGAAGCTCCGATCGTGGATCACGCTGTTCCGCAAGAGCGGCGCCATGCAGTCCCGCCCCGTGATGCGCAGCTCCGTATACTCCCCCTGCGGTCTCTCGTAGCCGTCTGTCGTGCCGCTGAACTGGACCACTCCGTTGATTTTGAGGATGAACGGCGTGCCGGCGGGGTAGCGACGCATCAAGGCGATGGCCGTCTCTCCACTCCCGATCACGATGGAGAACTGGCTCGGCGACATCATGTAGGCGATGTCGATCGTGTACTCCTTGCACGTCAGGATCGTCTCTCCGTTGAGGACGAGCTCGACGAGGTCTTCATCGGAATTGATCACGCCGCGGCCCTGTAGCGGATGGGGAGGTTCAGCGGGAGGCTCATCGCGTCGTCGAAGCTGTTGAGACGGAGGAGGTCCACCACGTTCGCGGGGCTCTGGTAGAGAGAGAAGGCGACGTCGACGATGCTCATGCCCGCGCGAGGCACCATGAAGCCGAGGAGCGGGCGGGATGCACTGGCCTGTGCGTCGCGCACTCGAACAGCCGTGGCCCAGAGCCGAACAAGCTGGCGGTTCGCCGTGGCCGCGAGCGCCATCCCCATCGCAGGAACAGCGGCCAGCGCGGAGCATCGCGCGACGACTTCATCCACGCGCGCCGACTGATATTCGAAGTCTTCGTTGAGCCGATCGATCGTATCAAGCCACTTCGTCACGGCGTCCATGAGCCGTTCGAGCGCGCTCTTCGCGTCGATGTCGCCGAGCGACTCCACTTCGGTCTGAACGGTGACGGCTTGCGGCCACACGGACGCGCTTTGCGCGCCGATGATGTTCTGGATTTGGAATGCCTCCGTGGAGTCTTCCAGGAAGGAGAACTCGACCGCCTCACCGGATCGCTTCGCGGCTGTGATCGAGCGCGTCCAGTTAGTCGCCTTGCAACGCAGGCTCTTGCCCATCGGGGGCAGGAAGAGGTCCTGGGTGTTCCCCTCTTCGCAGAGCGAGAGAAGCCGCGAGAGCTTGCCCGGGTAGAGGTCCATGTACCGGGAGAAGCTGTGGATGGGGATGATCGGGTCCATGAACTCGCAGCGCACGCTGATCTCGTACGCTTTCCGCGCGAGCTTCTCGACCTCGCCCCCCGGCCTCTTGATGTACTCGTGCAGATGAAACCGCTGCGAGCCGCGGATGGTGATGTCCGTGAACGGAAACTCGATCCCCCCGAAGGAGAGCTGTTTCCACGTGTCGAAGACGTCGCTCATGAGTGGTCAGGCACTCCTTCCCGGCCAGAGGGCCCACCACCGCCGAAGGCTTGCGGGTTCGTCACTTCGACCTTGCCCGCGATTTTCATCGTGCCGTTCGTGAGGGCGTCGCTGAGCTGAGAGAAACCCTCCTTCATGCTAGCGAGCTTGGACTCCAACTCGGGGAGCTTCTCCACATCGCCCTGGGCAGCCTTCATGTCGCTGTAGTTGGGGCCACCCCCCGAGACGTAGTTCTCGCCTGCTCGCAGCATCGCTCCGAAGGAGCCGCCAAGGATCTGCGCGTCCTCACCCTTGGCAGCTTGAATGCGGGCAGAAAGAGCCTGGATGTCTTCCCACGCCTTCTGTTTGTCGGCCTCGCTGACCTGACCTGTCTTCTTCGCGCCTTTCAGGATGGTGTCGAACTCGTCCAGTTGAAGGTCTCCCTCCATCCGCTTCGTGTCCGCCTTCGCTCCCCCTTCGACCATCTTGTCGACGAGCATCGAGCCCACCGTGAACGTGGTGACGGCGATGGCCCCGATGGCGAGCGCCGACCCGGCGATGTTGCTCGCTCCCATCGGCAGACCGCCGGGGCCCTTGCGGAGGGGGTCGAGCGCAGCGGCAGCCCCTCCCGCGCCCGCCTTGCCGCCGATGAGGTCCACGAGCGCCTTGCCCACCATCGGGCCCACGCTGGCCTTGGCGATGCTCCCCACGATGGCGAGGGTGATGGCCTGTCCGGGGTTGTTCGCGCTCCACGCGACCACGTCCGCGAACGCCTGCATGGTCTTCTCGACCGTGGGCGCGAGCCGTTCGAAGGCGGGCAGCACGCGATCGGCCATGCTCGCCGTGATGGCGTCCAGCTTGTTCTGGAACACCTGAGCCTTGCTCTCCGTCGTCTGCATCGCGCGACCGAGGTTCTCGTTGACGACGTCTTCGGAGACCTTGCCCGAGAACCTCGCCAAGAGCTTGTCGACCGCAGCGAGGCCAGCGTCCCCCTTGCCAGCCTGATTGAACGCCTTCGCGAGCGCGTCGACAGGCTTCGTACCGAGAGACGACTTGAACATCTCGTTCATCTTCTCGGTGTCGCCCTGCGTCGCCTTGAGCGCGTTCTTGATGATCTCGAAGGGAGAGAGGAACGCTCCCGTCGAGTCCTTGTATTCGACGTTGTTGGCGTCCAGCGCCTTGCGCCGCGCGGGCGTCTTGAGCGTCGTCACGAAGGCTGCGACGGAGCGCGCGGCATCGGCTGCGCTGTTCGCGCCACCCGTCTGACGAGCAAGCTGCGCGAGAGAGCCGAGCTTGATGATGGTCTCGCCGACGTCTCCCTTGAAGAAGCCCGCGCCACCACCGATACGCGCCGTCTCTTTTGCGAGGTCGGCGATCTCGATTGCGCCTTCTTGCCCCTGAGCGGTGAGGGCCTTGATGATCTCGTAAACCTTCTGCGCGCGCTGCTCGCCCGGCTTGAAGCCGTCTTCGAGCTTGGACGACACCTCGCCTGCCATCGAGATCATGTCGTCCAACTGGACGTTCATCGCCTTCGCGAGCTTCGCGAATCGATCGAGCCCAGCGCTCGCCGTGTCCGTGTCGCCGGTCTTCGCCTGAAACTGCGCGTAGCCCGCGAGCATCTTGGTCGGGTCGAACGCGTATTTGTTGCCGATCGAGCGCGCCTGATCCTGTAGCTCGTTGACCTTGGCGTTCCGATCCTCGCCGGCCGCCCCCCGGTTGCCCGCGTTGACGATCTCGACCGCCATGCGTTGGAGCTGCACTGCGCGCGCGACTCCGGCCCCGACCGAGAAGTTGACCCCCATCCCGCCGGCGATCTCCTTGCCGACGCCGAGAGCCTTGGAGGCGACTGCCTGAACGGTGTTGAAGCTGTCGCTCGCGATCTGCCGGACAGCCTGTCGTCGCTCCTCGAGCGCACGCTTCGCGACTGCGGCTTCCGTCCTGGCGATCTTCTCCGCCGAGCGTACGGCCTCGCGCTCTTTCGTCGCGTTGGCTTTCTCCTCCGCGCGCTGCTGATCGGCGAAGTACCGATCCTTGATCCGCGCGACGTACTGCACCGCGGACTCTTGGCGTTTCGCGTGATCGCGGGCCGCGCGTTCTTCTTTCCGCTGCTCTTCGGCGAAGTATCGATCCTTGATCCCGGCGACGTACTTCGCTGAACGCGCTTGATCCGCGGCCACGCGCGAGGCGAGTCTTTCCGAAGAGGACGCCGTCGCTTGGTGCGCTCGCGTGAACGTCTGGACGAAGTCCCCCGCGGCGGCTGCCGTGCTGCGATCGAGAACCGCGGCAACGCGGATCTCGTAGGTGTGAATGACCTCGCCCATCTCAGAGAGGCATCGGGTGCTCGGGGCCGTTTTCCATGAGCTGCATCAACGCTGCGCAGTACATCCGCATGTGCTTGTCGACGATGACAGCTTCCTTCGTGTTGGCCTGTTTCAGCCGCTCCACGAAAGAGCCGTCCGCCAGTGCCGCGCCGAGCAACAGCAGCTCTTCATCGGTGGCGAGGCGCGAGCCGACCTTGTCTTCGGCCTCGAAGAGCGCCATCTGATCGAAGATCGCAGCGATGCCCGTGTCGGTGAACCTGGCGCTCACCACCGGACAGCGCTCCTTCGTCGTGGCGAGCGCGTCCGGATCCTCGATCACCATCGTTCGGCCCTCCCGACTCCACGGGAAGGGGAGCGTCACGTCCTTCGGATGGCAGAAGGCGTAGCTGATCAGGTAGTGGATGAAGCACACCCGCCACGTCTCTTGCCAGATCGGGTCTTCGCGAAAGCGCCGATGCTCGGGCATGAGCGCGTCTGCGCGCTTCACTGCCTCGCTGTTGCAGATGAGCCTGTCCTCCGCAGAAACGCGACGCAGACCGATGTGCACAGAGCCCGTCGGGCGTCCTTTCCACCTGTCCGCAAACGCCTCTTTCCCGAGCACGAACGTCTTGGTCGGGGGCGTGGGCTGAGTCTGTGCGAGGTCGGCCGCCTTCACGTGCTCTTCTCCGGGTCAGTCGACAGGCTGACTTTCTCGCTCATGTCCGTTGAGGAGATCGAGTTTGCGGAGCTTGTCGAGGAACTCTTTGAATTCGCCGACGTATCCGCGCCAGGCGTTGTCGGCAATCCAAGCAGCAATTGCGGAAGCCCCGGACTCGTAAGGGCTCCGGCCGCAAGCATCGCGAAACTCGTGAGCTTTCGATAGGGCAAACCAACGAAAGGGCGCTCGGGATCTCCCCCCCGCTGCGCCTCCTTCACGCTTCCCCACGTGAGCCTCACGAACTCCTCCGGATCACAGGACTCGATGGAGGGAGCCTGTTGACTCTGGAACGCGCGCTGTTCGGTGTAGACGTGGGAGATCCGGTTGTCGTCGAGGAAGTGGAGCACCTCCTTGGCGTTCGCGAAGAACGGCTCTTCCGCGTCCTCTACGTCCTTGTCAATGCAGGCGTAGAGGAGGGTGTAGACCATCCGCGCTTGGAGGTAGACGACGTCATCCGCCTTCGGGACCTCCGGCGGCTTGACCCCAGCGGCATCCCGCGCGCGTTCCTCGATCGCTTTCGACTCGTCGCCAGGGACGAGCCGAAGAGCGAAGTCGAGCGCGGTGATGTTGTCGAGCGCGGTGATGGAGCACGGCTGCCGGGGCAGCTTCACTCCCGAGATGACGTCTTTGAGCTTCATGGGTCAGATGGTCTGCACAGCGCCGGAGAAGGAGTAGGTGCCGTCTGTCATGCCCTTGTCCGTCTGGCTCTTCTTGCTCATCTTCTCGCCCGTGCCGGTGACGATGAAGGTCACGCCCCCTTGCGTGAACTCCACTTCGACGATGTCTTGGTTCACGATGGCGCTGATGATGTCCTGGGAGGACAGCCCGCCCGTTGTCTCGAACGTGGAGATGTTCACCATCCCGATCGGGAACCCCTTCGAGATGCCGAGCCCGCCGGACATCGGCACGTTGCTCTTGTTGGTGTTGTAGTCGACGTCCGTGCTCGTCACGTTCGCGACCTTGATGCCGTTCACGCGCAGAACGGCCGGGTTGCCCTTGAAGACTTGAGTGGGAGTCGCCATTGCTTCCTCGGATTCAGAGTGAGGGTGTCAGTCGGTGTCAGCTCGACACGGCGACGTTGAACTTGCGGAGCGCGACCGTGCCCGCGATCTGATGAAGCAACGGCTTCACCACGATGGGCGCATACAGGATGGCGCGCGGCGTGGACGCGGTCGGGTGCAACGCGCACTTCGGCGGGTTCAGCGCGACCTGAGCGAGCCAGTCGTCCGCCTGTTTCTTGTACTCCAGATTCGCCGTCTGAATGGCGATGTTGCGCGGGTAGGTCGTGGTCGTGGGAACGTCCGGCTCGTCGCCCTCCGCCGGGTCGTCCACGAGGTACGGGTGTTGTGTCATGTGATCGTCGAGCATCTGCTTGAGCGCTCGGCGGAACTCCAAGGCCGTGCGCCACGTCGCGACGTCCACGGTGCCGTCGTCGTTGCCGCCGAGATCGGTCTGCGTTCGCGTCGTGACCGCGCGCACCAACACCGCGTTGTTGTTCCGCACCTCGATCGGGGTGAGGCCGTAGTTGAGGGCGGCCACGCACGTCGCGCGCGAGGGTCGCTTGCTCTTCGCCTCCTGTGCTTGCACCGTGAGCAGCGGAACGAGGTCGTAGCGCTGGTTCGGGTGTTGGATCTCGAGCTGGTGGCGCGTCGCCGCCCAGAGCGCGGCCAGCTCCTCCCCCGGCGTCTCGCTCTCTTCGAGCCAGAGCACCTCGAAGGAGGAGTGATTGAGCGTCGTCTGGGCGAGAGAGCCGCTCGCGGAGAGCGTGCCAACGGTCGCCGTCACGACGTTCTCCAGAAGACCGACGAGCGGGTCAAGCTTCGCGTTCTCCGCGGTCTCCCATCGCCCCATGTTCGTCGAGTCGCGCTGTGCCGCGGCGACGGTGAAGTACTCCTGCGTCTGGAGGTTCGTGAGCAGGGGGTTCACGTTCTCCGTGCCGCTGCCTCCCGAGAAGTACATCGCGCCGCTCGTCGCCGTGGAGCCGCCCGTGGAGCCGACGTGCGTGGCGTTGTCGAAGCCCATCTTCGTGTCGGCCAAGCTCGCCGCCTTGACGAGCACCGTGCCCGAGGAGCCTGTCGTGGTGCTCGTGAGCCGGAGCTTGCCGCCGTCGTCCACGGCCGCGCCGTTGGTGATGGCGCTCATGATCGTGACCCACTCGGCTGCGGTCACGGCGGTGACGTCGGAGACGTTGCCGGAGCCGTTCGCGACGGTCGTGGAGAAGTTGAGCGCGCCGCTCGCGTTCGCGGTGCCGCCCGTGACCTGGACGTGCGAGCCCGTGCCTTTGCGGTCGCTCGTGATGGTGACCTTCGTCCCGCCAGACGTGACGCTCGCGGTCGCGCCGACGATCTGGTTGTTGATCACTGCGGCGACCTCTTCGGCCGTCGCGTTCGTGATGTCGACGAAGTTGCCCGTGAGGAACGTGATCGTCTGCGTGTCCCCTCCATCGATCTTGACGGTGAGGAGCATGCCGTTCGAGAGCGCGAACGGCGTGCTCTCGCTGTTCGTGCTCTCGCGCGCCGCGCTCGTCGCGCTGATCGTGAACGTCTGATCGCCGCCCGCGTTGAACGCCACCACGAGCGTGTCGTTGTGGGCGAGCGAGAAGGGCCCGACGCTCGACACGACGGTGCCGCCCACGGTGCCGCTGCCGAGCGTGCTCGTGAAGCCGGCGGGAACGAGCGAATCGTCCTGCCAGATGAGGAGCTGATTGCCGCGCGCGCCGTACGACCCAGCCGTGAGCGTCACGACGTATTCGGTGGACAGACCTGCCGCGACCGTCGCGCTCGCGCAAAAGACCGGGTCGGCGTTGATGAACGCGGCGATGGCCTCCGCGACCGTCTCCGGCGTGTCGGCCAAACCGATCCCGATCGGGCCCACCGGACGACCTCCGAGACGGTAGAAGATGCTGCCCGTCTCGCTGATCGAGGTGAAGTCGATCGTGATGGTCGCCGTGGCCTGTCCGCCCCCGGTGATGTCGGCCGCGCCGTACTTCACGTTGACGCCGCCCACGGTGAGAGCGCGCATGAGCATGCGATAGCCCTCGCTGTTCGCGCCTGCGTAGTAGAGCGCGTCCGTGTCCGTGAGGATGTCGACGACGTCCTCATCCGGCACGATGGCGCCCGAGCCATCGGCCGCACAGGCACCGACGACAAGAAGGTATTGCGTGCCCGTCGACGAGCCGATCTCGACGGTGCTCTTGAGGTAGACGCCGGGGTATTTGTCGGTGGGCGAAAGCTCACTGACGTTCCCGATGGGGAGCGAAGACATGCGGTGTTCTCCGGGTGAGGGTCAGAGAGAAAGGCGAGGGAGAGACGCGCAGAGCGTCAGGGAGCCAGTCAGGCCGGCTCGGTCACGAAGGCGTCGACAGAGGTGTTCTTCGGGGCAGTCGGCTTGGGGAGGACGCGCCCCTCCGCTTTGGCCTTCGCCGCCTCGCTCCACTGGATGAGGACGCCGCCTTTTTCGGAGGGGAGGATCTCGAGCCCCTCGCACACGGGGTTCTCGCCGCCGTGCTCGGCGTTCCACTCGGCGATGCGGGCGTTTCGCGTCGCCGTCAGGAGCTCCACGGGGGAGCGGAAGCTCTTCGGCGAGATGCCGCACTCGACCGCCGTCTCGATGTCGGCTGCGATCATCTCGCCGGAGAGGATGCGCGCGCGGTGATATTCGGTCGGCTCAACCTGCGTCGGCTTCACGAGCGAGATGCGGCTGCTCACGACGACGCGCGTCTCCCGGATGTCTTCGGGGAGAGCGTTGCGCATGCGCTCCTGTTCCTCCTTCGGGATCTCCTTGGTGAGCGAGCCGCCCACGACGCGGAACTTCGCCACGTTCTTGAGCGTCGGGTCGGCGAACGTGAAGCCACAGGGCATGCCCTTGGCGTCGAGCGCGACGAAGATGTTCGGGATGACGTTGAGGAGCTTCATGAGCCTTCGATCTCCACAGAGGTAAAGTCGGTGCCGTCGACGTGTTGCACGTGCGCTTCGATGTCGTAGGGGCGCTGCGCGCGGAAGTCCGGATCCCAGAACGTGTCCTCCCCGACGCTGACCAACGCTTCTACGCCCGACACAGGGATCGACGCCTGATCGCCAGAGCGCTTGATCTCGAAGTCGACGTCGCGGATGTCGGTGATCTGCATGTACGAAAAGGCGCACGCGCGCATGACGAGCGAGCCCTGTGCCTTCTCATACGAGTCCCACCACCCGAGCTTGATCGCGCCCGTGATGAGCAGCATTGCGGGGATGTCCACCCGCACGATGGATTTGAACCGGAGCACGGTGGGAATGGTCTCGCCGCCGTTCGGGTTCGTCAGATAGACGCGCTGAATCACCGTGTCGCGCCGCTCGTCGAGCCCCGTCCAGACGATGGGCTCGCTCGTGTTGTAGGCGCCGGGGGCCACCGTCGTGGAGACCATGGCCGATCGCTGCGGAGCGATCGCGAGCTGGGAGCCGTTGAAGTTCGTGATGGTGAGCGGGCTCGTGCTCGTCCCGAAGCTCGTCTTCAGCCCCTCCGGGATCGCGTCGTCGGCTGCGACCGTCCACGCGGGGTGTCGCTTCCAGGTGAAGGCGTTGTGGAGCGAGGCGCGCACCGCCTGCCGGAAGGACGCACGCTCCGTGCTCTCCTTCTCCTCGGAGGGAGGAGGGCCGGGGATCCACATGATGCCCACCTGGCGCGTGAGCCGATGAGCGTCTTGCGCCGGTCGGTTCGTCTTCAGGTTTTGCTTCGGCTGATAGACGAAGAGGCCCGGCAAGTTCTCCGCGATGAACGCGCCCTTGCGCGGGTCGTGATAATAGACCCGTCGCACCACGCCAACCCCGTCCCGTGTTCCGTCGATCGCTCCCGGTCGCACGATGGGCGACGACGTGTCGATGACCATCCACGCGTCGTTGAGCTGCGCCTGCATGACCGTGGCGACGTAGCTCCCGAGCTGAACGAGCGCAGGATCGCCGGGGGAGCGCGTCTGCATCACGCCTGTCTGGTCACCCACGGTGCCGCGCGTGGGCACGGCCGCGGGGAGCCAGGAAAGTCCGAGGGCCTCAGCCACTGAAGATCCCATCCAGTTCGTGAAGCACTTGCTCCACAAGCTGTTCGCCCGCCTTCGCCGCGGCCTGATCGAGGTAGGGATCCGGCGCAGTCCCGGGATGCTGAACGCTCTTTCGAAAGACGGTCCGCCCCCCCCTCTCGAAGCGGAGCGCGCGGGCGTTCTTCGCCGTGATGACGTGCGCCTCCGTCCCCTCCGCGAGCCGGGCCGCGTTCCCCTCCGCCTTGAGCGACGCCGATGCGCCGTTCGCGCCAGTTTCGAACGTGGGTTCAAGGCTTTCGCGCGTGGCGTTCGTGCGGTCTTTCCAGGCGTGCTCTTGGCGTGCTGCCATTGTCGCGACCGTGATCGCGCTCTGCACTGCGTGTTGCAGTCCGGAGCGGATCTGCGCGTCGCAGCGCTGGGCGTCGGGCACGATCTGGGAGAAGTCCTTCGCCATCAGCCGTAGTCCCCCATGTTGTCGAACATCATGGGCGGGGGCGTCGTCGGAGCATCGTCGCCGAGCGCGCCCGTGGTCCCGCCCGTGTTGCGCGCGGGGTCCGGGGGCGTCTGGTTGACCACATCGAATCCCTCCCGCAGACGCTTCACGTCCTCCTTGATCTTCGCCCACAGCGCCGGCATGTCCACGTTCATGTCGCGCGGCGGATAGAGCGACATGATCCGGTACACGTACCAGTCGAGCGCCAGTTCCTGGATGTCCGGCGGGGTCGGCGGGTCCGCTTCGATGTCCGCGAACGGAACCCTCCCCGGAAAGATCCCCCCGAGCTGCCGATCGAGGTCTGCGCACGACGGGTTGGCGACGGCAGTGCGGAAGCGATCTTCCGAGATCGTTCCGGTGCCGGTCCAGTCCAGGCAGTTGAGGAGCGTCTCCGGGCGGAGACGTCCCCTCAACATGTCGAGCGAGGCGTAGATCGGACGCGCCACGTCAGTTCACCCGCGTGAAGAGGTCGGCGTGGCGCTCGAGGTCGGCCGCGGGGAAGTATCCCGTGGTGATGCCGGTCGCCTGCGCCATCCTGACGCCGGTGGTGGTGTAGTAGGGGCCGCCGTACGTGCCGGGGCCTTTCCACGTCGCGAGCACCCCGAAGAGCTTGGCCTCACGCAGCGGATCGCGTGTGGGGACCGGTGCGGGCGGGGGCTTGTGCGAGAGCGACGCGATCTGCTCGCTCGCGGCGCGCATGTCCGCTTCGTGCTGTTGTCGCATCTGCTCCATCTGCGCACGGAGCATCTCGACCTCGCTCATGACCGGATTGGAGGGTCCGGGAGAGGAGGAGAGAGCCAGAACGCCAGAGAGAGCGTCGGGAGGGCCGTCGTCGTCCGCGTCGCTCGCGAGCTTCGCGAGGGCGTCTTCGGCTTCCTCCGGCTCGACGACGGCCGGAGGGGCCGGAGAAGCCAGAACGCCGGGGTCTGCCGGCGCGCTGGGCGCGTCGACGGACGGCGAAGGGGCGGGAGCCCCGGGCGTCTCCGCCGGGGCCGTGGGGGCAGGGACAGACGCCTTCGCGGCGTCCTTCTTGGGGGCAGGCATTGGAGATCCTCCTTCTTCCGGTGCGCTGCGATCAGGTGAGGCAGTTCGTGAGCAGGTAGCCCGCGTACTGCGCGGTGACCTTGCTCTGGTACGCCTTCGAGCACTTCGTGACGTACGACCCCCGGCGACCCTTGCGGCGCTCCCAGGCGACCTCCGTGAAGGGCGCACCCCAGCGGAACGTTGCGCCGAACGAGTAGGAGTCCTTCACGGGCTGGCTCATCACGTTCACGACGCCGAAGACGTTCGGCCACATGCGCGCTCGCGAGATCGTCTGGCCGGGGTTCGCCGTGTCCTTCCACGCCTTGCCGACGAGCAGGGCGTCCAGGTTGAAGAGCTGCGCGATGTACGAGGGCGGCATGAGGCCCGCCTGCGTGTACTTGTGCAGATCCCGAACCTGCGGATGACGGGCGAGGCAGAGGTACACGTCGTACGAGCAGAAGCCGATCTTCTTGGTCGGCGTCGGACCGTTGAGGATCGAAGCCTCCGCCGTCTGGATGTTGAAGACCGGGTTGCCACCGCCCGCGCTGTTCCACTCGCTCCCGACCGGGATGGAGAGGAAGTTGGAGCCGTAGTTGCTCGTGGTCGTGAGCGTGGCGATGCACCGACGCTCCTGGTTCCAGGCGATGGCGTCGAGCACCTTCATCGTCGCGTAGGTGAGCGGCGCGAGCGGCGCATCCGCGTTGTCCATCGTGTCGACGTCGACCAGCTCTTCGAGGGCGAAGGGGTCCGCGATGTAGCTGTTCGTCAGATCGACGTTGCTGCTGAGTTGCTTGATGTCGCCGTTCTTGCCGACGCTGTCATCGGGGTACGCGAGCTGATCGCGGATGTCCCACACCGCGTATCGGTTCGACTGCTTGTCCACCTGGACTTCGGGGAGAAGCTCCGTGCCGATGTACGCGTCGTTCTTGAAGAGGACGGAGAAGTTGGAGAGCAGCGTGTCGACGTGCACCGCGCCGTTCACGTCGCGCATCTGCACGTAGGCGGCGTTCAGGCGCTCGACCTGCGCGCGCTGCGCCTCCGTGGGGTTCTTGAGCATCCGAGCGAAGTCCGCGTGGAACTTGTCGTACTCCCTCCCCGCCTTGGTGCGCTGCATGAGGACGAGCTGCTCGTAGCTTGCGACCTCGAGCTGAGTATCAGAACCGGTGTTGTGAATCATGGACAGAATCTCCCGATGCGGCCCCGCGCCACGTGCGCGTCCGCGTTGAGACGTTGAGGGTTCGCCGCGCGCGAAGGGGCCGCGCGGATGAGATGTCAGGCTTTCACGGAGCGCTGGTTCACGCCGATCAGGAGCGAGACCTTGTCGCCAGCGACGCCGGTGTGGAGGAACTTGCCCTTGATGATCTGGCTGGACGTGCCGCCACCGTTCGCCGCGGCGTCCGTGAAGCCGTCCGAGACCGTGATGGCGTCGATGCCGCGCGAGCAGTCGCCGGTGCCCACCGTGACGATGGCGACCGACGAGCCGTACATGTGCACGGTCGCCTCGCGCCCCGCGGCGTTGTCGACGTGGATGATGCCGATCGCGAGCGGATCGTTCGTGCCCGCGGCCTGCAAGAGGTTGTCATCCCCGTTGAACTTCACTTCCTGCCCCTTCGAGAAGGCGGGCTGCGAGTCGTGCTTGAAGCCGAGGATGAGCGCGTGGTTGATGTTTTCGTAGGGACGGATGGGGGAGGCCATGGTGGTGTGCTCCAGAGGTCAGAGAGAGGCCGTGACCCCGAGCATCCGAGCCCGGGGCCGAAGAGGTGACAGCGTGGCTGTCGGCGTTGATGAGGTGGTTCAGGAAGCGGGGGTGGCCGGCAGCATGCTCGCGAGGAGGTTCTTGCCCGCGGACTCGATCTCCGCGCTCACGACCGCCTCCCGGCTCGCCTGGTTCTGATCCATGGCGCCGGTCACCTTCGGATCGGTCTCGCGGGTCTTGTCGCCGTTGCCGTTGCCCTGCGTCTGGGGCGGGGTGAGCAGGCGCAGCGAGGGACGCTTCTCGATCGTGGCGATGCGCTCCTCCCACTCGATCTCGCCCACCGACCGGCCCTTGTGCTTCTCGTCCTTGCTCGGGTCGAGATCGGAGAGGTAGCGCTTCGCCAGCTTGAGCTCGGCGTCGACCTCGTTGGGGAAGAGCTTCTCGCCGGAGAGCGACTTGAGCTTCTCCTCGGCGTGGCGGATGCGATCGGCGATGATGTACTGGCGCGTCTCGTTGAGCGTGCGCTCCATCTCGACGGCGCGGGCTTTCGCCGCATCCAACTCCGCCGCGCGGGTCTCCGCGAGCTTCTCCGCGGACGTGGCGCGCGTGGTGAGGGTCGCGACCTCCGCGGCCTTCTTGGCGCTCTCGTCCGGGTCGAGCGCGGAGTGCTTGATCTCCACGCTCATCTTCTCGTTGCAGTTGGGGCAGGGGGCTTCGCAGTGAACGCCGCCCTTGGTTGCGCGCATCTCGCGCTCGCTGATGATGAGATCCTTCATGGTCGTGTCTCCGGGGTTGGCGGCCTTTCGATCCTCCCTCGGAGGCGTGAGGCCGGAGTCGTGAGTCTTGGTGGGGTTCAACGGAGCCCCACCGGGGGGCAGTGCATTGCGCGTAATGTGCGCCTGATAGGCAGCGAGCACGCGTTCGTGGAGCGCGTTGTAAGCGCTCGGGTTCGCGCTCAGGCGCGCGATGGAGCGCTCCCACCCCTTCGTCGCGCGCGCTTCGATCTGTGCCATTGCGTCGCGCTCGCCCTTCGCGAGGGCTTCCGGGTTCGACGGGACGTTGACGCACGAGATTTCGAGAATCTCGATGTCGTCGAGGATGAGAACCTCCTCATCGTCGATCCGTTCGAACCGGATGGTGCGCGGGTAGAAGCCGATCGAGAAGCCTTTGAGAACGCCCTTCTCGTATTTCGCAGCGACCGCGCGATCGAACTCCGTCGTGTCGTCGAAGACGGCATTCCCCTCATGCTTCGTGGAGCCGACCTTTTGGAGGTTCTCCACGTTGCCCACCGCGGGAATATCGTTCATGCGTCCGTGCATCCAGATGAGCACGGGGTTTTTCGAGTAGCGGGTGAGATCCCAATTCGACCGAACGATCGAGTCGTGCGAGTCGATGATCTCGGTCGAGGCTACGAACTCGACGACGACGACTTCGCGATCTGGCGTCTTCGGAGTCGGGCGTTTCTCTCGGCGCACTGAGCGCACGAGGGCCTGTTGCACGTACAGAGGACTCTCACCCTCATCCCCAGCACGTCGCTCCGGTCGTTGAGCGAGGTCTCGCGCTTCTCCTGCTCGATCCGCTCCCGTTGCTGCCGCTCGTCCATTGCTCTCGTCCTTTTTCTTCTGCTCTTCGACGATCTTCTTCATGGCCGCTTCGCCCTGCTCGCCGACGACGAGCCACTTGATTTGTGCGACCACGCCGTTGATAAGGTGGTCTTTGAAGTGCCGCGCAGCCCATGCCTCGCGGATCCGGATGGCTTTCTCTTCGGCGCGCGTCTTCGGCGCACCTCCCTGGCGAGCGACGCGAGAGAGAATCGCGAATTGAGCGTTGCCCTTGGTGTTGCCACCACGACGCCAGATGCGCGGGAAGTTCTCCTTGAGCGAGAACGCATAGGCGAGGTCGAACCGCGCATAGTCGCTGTTGCGCAGCGACACGCTTTTGTCGTCGCCAGCCGCCGGGAAGTTCGTGGGGTCGGCCATGCTCAGCTCACGCGCGCGACGGTCTTCCAACCGAGCTTTTCGAACTCGGCGAGACGGTTCTGGAGAACGGCGGCAAGCCCGTTGAGCCGCGTGTCGTTCGCGGCTTCGTACGCCTTGTCGAGCTGCGCGATGTAGCTCGCGGTCGCCGCGAAGAGCATCTCCACGAGCGCTTCGGGCTTCGTTCCCTCCGGGATCTCCGTGGAGAGGGTGGACTTCGCGAGGTCGTAGCTCACGTCGAACCCGAGGATTCGCACGCGCTCTTTCACCTCATCGAAATGTTCGAACACGAGCGCATAGAGGTCTTCGAACAGGCTGTGAAGCCCGACGAACGCCATGCCCGTCGTCGCCACGTGGGCGTTGTGCGAGAGGCGATGGAGCGCATCGAGGTTCGGGAGGAGCCCGTTCAACATCTCCGCGCCTTGTCGGCGGATGTTCTCAGGGCGAGGAACGCAGGATCGAATCATTCGCTGTCCGGCGGTTCTTCGTCGCCGTCCTCCGGTTCGTCCACGTCAAGCTCGTCGAGCGCCTTCGCCTCGGCGGCGTCCTCATCGGTCTCTGCCCGGAAGACGGCGCGTGCTCCCATCTCCGCCTCTCGCGCGACGTGATCGCGCACCTGACGATGAAAGGCGTCGAGCGAGAGCGAGCCCACCCGACCGAGCATCGTCGGGTGGACGTGCGCGAGATAGTGACTCTCCGCCTCCTCCATCGAGCCGAAGCCGAAGAGGCCTTTCTGCTCATCGTAGAAGCCGTTGGATGAGCGGAGTTGCGTGACCACGTAGACGCGGTCGGCCCCGTGATCGTTGCCGAGGTAGGCGTCCCACCCCTCGCCATCGTCTCCGCGCAACGCCTCCCCCGTGTGGCCGGGGAAGCCGTGGACGTAGCCGTAGTCACCCTTCTGGACGACGTGGTAGGGCTTGCCGTCGTGCCCCACGCCTTCGAGCACCGTGCCGTCGTGCCGGTCGATCTTGAAGGTGAGGCCGTGGCGCTCGAGCGTGCTCTCCGGCTGGCCGTCGTTGTGGCGAGGCGTCTTCATGCTGCACTCTGGAGGTAACGGCCGTAGTTCGGGCGCGCGCGCATGCCCGCGGCCGTGAGGATCTGGTCCACGACGTAGGAGCGATAGGCCGCCTTCACGGCCTTCTCGCTGACCGGCAAGTCGCCCGCGTTGTCGTTCGCCGTGTCGTCGTCTTCGGCGTCTTGGGGCTTCTGCACAGGAGCGTTCTGCTCCTGTTCCTTCTTGGCCTTCTCCGCTTCGGCGGCGACCGCGACAAGGTCTTGGCGGAGCGTGCCGTCCAGAAGCTCCTCGCCGATGTCGGGCTCCGGGATGCCGAACGTGGTGCGCGTCCACTTCGCCGGGATCTGGAGTTTGAGCTTGGCGAGCTTCTCGATCGCGATGGCAAGCTGCCCGAGGTCCGCGCCCTCTTCGGTGATGAAGCGGAACGTCGGGAGAGGCACGTCGCCGAAGTTGTAGCGAACGAGCGGCATGATGAGCTGCCGCTGGATGGTCTCCTCCATCGCGCGCGCATCGGCGTCTCGAATGCGCCCCTCTACGCCCTCATGCACGTTGCCGAGCGCGTTCGACCCCACTCGCCCCTGCTCGACGGCGAGCGTCGCGCCGAGCGTCACTTTTGACATCTCGGCACCGAGGAAGTTGGCGAGACCGCCGTGCACACCGCCGTCGCCGGCTGTGCGGTTCTTCGGATAGAACAGGTCGTACTCGACGCTGTCCGGCAAAGCGGCAAAGCCCATCGACGTGAGGAATTGCAGCGCTTCCTCCACGGCCTTGCGGTCTTCGTGGACGCTCGCGTTCTTCTTGTATTTGCCGACCGTGTACGGTTTCCACGCCTTCTCGCCGGCACGATGCCAGTCCGTCACCGTCCAAAGTCGGAACATCGTCGCCCACGTGAGCGGACGAATAAGCCCTTCGCGCGGGCCCACCGCACCGTTGATGCGCGGCCGGTGCACGAGAAAGCGTCCCGCCGGATAGTCCATGAGCGGGTCGAGCCCAGGATACGAAACGGACTTGCCGTCGATCACGGCCGGACCGTTCACATCGAACCAGCGAAGGCTCGCGTCGAACGCCGAGAAGATGAAGCGGCGCTGTCCCATCGGGAGGAAGCCGGCGGGCTTGATGTACTTCCCGTCCTTCGTCCACGGAGCTTCGCCGACCGAGTAGCCGTAGATGGTGCCCGCGTTGAGGTGGATCACCATGTCGGCGAACCCCCGCAGGCCCACGCCGAAAACGGGCTCTGCCCCCATCGTCTGAAGGACCTGCTCGATCCACGCGGCGATCTTGAGGTCGCGTCGCTTCTCGCTCGCGGGGATCACCTGCCAGGGCGTATCCGCCAGCGCGCGCTCTCGACGGGAGACCACCGTCTGAAGGTGGCAGTCCTTGTTGCGGTACTCCTCGAAGAGGTCGCAGAGCTGCCACATGTACCCGGTGTCCGCGAGCCGCATGATCGCGGTGACGCCGGCCGGGTTCTGCGGACCGAGACGGAAGTACTGCTGTTGGAGCGGCCGACGGTCACTGCCGGCCGGGCTCGGAGCAGAGGTGAGCGTCTTCCGCGACGAGGCGGCCGATTGGCGCGCTTCGGAAAGAGCACGCGCGGAACGTCGCGCCGCGGAAGATTTGGAGGAAGCCATTCAGGTCAGACCGAACCGCTCGTGAGGCCCTTGCCGGTGTTGAGCAGCGTGCCGGGGCGCGCGAGGAGCACGACCCGTGTGGGGTTGCCAGTGACCGCCTTGATCCTGGGGTACATCTGGCCACCATCCACGCGGATCTCGACGAAGCCCACACCGTCCAGCGTGGGCTGATAAACGGCCGGACCGCTCGCTGTCAAAAGCCGCTTCCAGCGAGCCCCATCGGCCGCTTCTTCGTCCCGAATGAGCGGATCGATGTCGATCGTCGGAGTGGTCCCCCCGGTGAACTCCACGCCGATCCAGATCGTCGCCAGCGCACGGCAGTCGATCGTGCCCCCCGTCGTTGAGCTTGCGAGCAGGGGGAAGTTGGCGTCGGTGAGCGTGCTCGAGTCGGCGGCGACCGGCGAACCAGAGACCGTGCGCACGGCGCTGATCTGGTTCGTCATCAGGGAGACGGGGCGTGCCATCAGGAGACCGTCGCCCCGAGGGTGATGATCTTCCAGTTCGTCCCGTCGGAGATGCAGGGCTTGGCCCCACCGCTCGCGTCGGACACCCAGATGATGCCGCGGGCGTAGGTCGATGCGCTCGGCAGCGTCGCAACCGTGTACGTGCCGACGACGGCCGGGCCAGCGCTGTTCACGCCCGTGGCGAGCGGAGCGGCGCCCACGCCGAGCGCGGTCACCCGGCCCGTGCTCGACCCGACGATGGCGCCCGTGACGTCGAGCGTGCTCTGTGCGGTGACGGCGCCGGTGAGCTTGCTCGTGCCCGCGACGTTGATCTTGCCGCGCACCGTGAGGTCGCCCGCGCCCGCGAGGTCGTTCAGGATCACGAGGACGGTCGTGCTCTTCGCGACGCCGACCGGGATCGCGTTGTCCGTGGGCGCCGTGGCCGTGATCGCGCCGGCCGTGCCCGAGAGGTAGTAGATGGCGCCGGCGGTGAGGCCGGAGAGCGTCACCTGACCAGTCGTCTGCACGACGCATGTGGTGCTCGTCGGCTTCGAGACGATGACGCCGATGCAGGGGAGCTTCGCGGCATCGTCGGCGTCCGCTTTGGCGACCGTGCTCGCAGCCGAGATGTAGACCCAATCGCCAGCGGCGAGCCCAGAATCGCAGGTGTACGTGCCCTGCGCAGCGAGCCCCGCGACGCTCGTGGCGAAGGTCGCGAAGTCGATGAACCAGCGGCCGGTTGCGGGGGCGTCGTCGGGCACCTTGACGGTGGACGAGCCGCTGGCGGTGCTTGCGGCGACGTACGTCCAGCTTGTCCCCTCCGCGATGGCCTTGACGGTCTGTCCGTTCACGCGATCGTCGGCCGGGATGGCGGTGATGGCGGCCTCGTTCGCGACGGGCGCGTGGATGTACTGAGCGAGGACTTGGGCGAGAACGTCGCCGTACAGCTTCGGCATGGTCGTGACTCCGTGGTGAGGTGGAATGGGGCCGCGCGCCTATTGCACGGCGAGATAACAGACTTGAAAGGATGCTTCGGCGAGACTATCGAGCGCCTCAGTGACGAAGAAGAGCGCGCCGTAGGGCGGGGAGAGCGTGGGGCCCTGAATGAACGCGGTGGTGGCGCCGAGCGTCCCCGAGCCGATCCCCGCGATCGACATCGAGAGAAGGTGCCCATATCCCAGCGTCGGCCCTTCGTACGCCTTCAGGGAGAGGCCGAATCCGAGCCCGACGTTCACCGTGTACGCCCCGCTCGTGTTCGCCATGGCAGAGCGAACCACCGTCACGGTGCCCGGCTTGAACGTCTTTTTCGTCTCCAGAATCGGCGTGGAATCGCCTGTCGCGTCGTTCGTGGAGAGGACTTCGCTCTGCGCAGACCCGTTGATGTCTTGGCCAGACACCGTCCACGTGCCCGTGTATGCGCTCGACGAAGAGGCGATGCGCACCTGAATGCTTCGGGCGTACGTGCCGCCGAGCGTGAGGGTGTGCGTGACGGGGCTTGTCGAGGTGGCGGTCGAGCCGAGGAGCGCGTTGCCCACGAGGTAGCTTGTGAACTCTTGGCTCGGGCGCGGCGTCGGATGGGCCGCTGCGCCAGGGACGAAGATCCGGGCGCCTGCCCCTCCGTGCGTCCACGGCACATCGGAGAAGAGGAGCTTCGTCCCTCCAACCCCGGTGGCCTTTCCACCGACCTGAAGCTCTGTCCCGGTGCCCGCGATGGCCGGGGCGTGCCCCACGGCGACAACGGCACCGTCGAGCACTTGCATGCGAGCGATGCTACCCGTGATGCTCTTTCCGATGAGGTAGCCACTGAAGTACGACTGCGATGTCTCCTCGAAGGAGAGGACGCATCCCGAGTAGTCGTACATGGCGAGAAACCCGTCCGTGGTGCCGCTTCGAAGCTCGCCGCCAGGCTCGACGACGACGTGATCCCCTTGGCTCACGTGATCGGTCAATTCGAGCTTGCCGCCTGAGCGAGCCTTGGCCCCATCGGAGACGCAGCCGAAGGCGTAGACGCTCGCCTTGCCCTGGGCGCGCATCCCGCTCGTGAGATGGCAGCCGTAAAGCGTCGCCTCGGAGCCCACGTCCACATCGAATCCGTGGAGCGCGCACCCGTTGAACTTCGCCGTCCCGCCACACGTGACGTTGATCGTGTGGGCGCTGTCGCTCGTGCCGAGTCGCAGGTAGCCGAACTCCACATCACGTCCAGCCTGAACGCTCACGGAGTCCGCAAGATAGGGCAGGGACAGAACCTCATACGGGTCGCCCACCTGAAGCGACACGCGATCGGGGAACCACGCCTGTTCAAGCGGTTGGGAGATGCGCACCGTCGAACCCGTCGTGTTGTGCACGAGCCAGAACTGCGCCCCTGCGCGCGCGCCCCCCGTGATTCGGAGGAGTTTGCCCACGTGAGGCACGAGCGACGAAGACCCCGTGACCAAGCCATCTTGGTTTGTCGTTGCATCCCAATTCGTGATGCTCGCGATCGTCCCCGTGGCTGCGACAGTGGGAAAGCCTTCGAAGTAAAGCCAGTGATCCCCGTCCGCTTCGTTGTCGCCGAAGTAGGTCAATTCGGTGAGGTTGATGTCGTCCTGGACATAGACCGTGATCCCCGCAGGGATCTTCGTCTTGCCGATCCGCGCCATCACCTCAGCGTACGTGACCGGGTCTTCCTGGTCTGTCCCCGTGCCGTCGACATCACCTGTCGAGCGGATGTACCACGTGGTCTCGTTCGCCCACGACGGAGAGGTCTGTGTGCGTACCCACGCCCCGTGAAGACGTTCGTAGAGCGCGCGCTGCGAGGTGACGTAGTAGGCGGCTCCGTTCGTCGCCTCGCCGGGAAGATCGGTCGACAGCGCAACAACGGTCGCGCCGCCCACCATGGCCGCGATCTCCTCCTGAAGAGTCTCGATCTCGGTCTTTATGGTGGCGAACACCTCACGGACAAGCTCCCACGCTTCCGCGGAAAAGCTGACCAGTTGTCGAAGACTCGGGACGTTGATGTTGCTCGGCATCGTCAGTACCCGCTTGTCTCGTAAGAGCCACGTCCACCGGAGAAGTCGCCGTATCCGCCCGCGTTCGCACTTGAAAAGCCGGCGTATCCATTATCCGCGCGATCCGCAGAAACATACCCGGCGTACGGATCCTCGGGCTTGGCGCGCGGAGCTTCCGCTTCGTACTCGACCACAGGACAGGCAACGATCGAGAGCGCGACCGCCATGAGGAGGTCGCCGTGAGCCGTGCCTTGTTTGGGGAGGAGGATCTTCACAGCTCCCCCAGCCATCGGCACGCTGGTGGTGCCCCGAAGCTGTTCGAGCAGTCGCGGGTCGTCCGGCAGCTCCACGAGGCCCGCCTGCATGCGTCGACGAAGCTCCGTGAACATCTCCGTCACCGCGTCGCGGTTCGGGTCGAAAGGCTCGTCTGCGGGAACGCGTCGTCGGATGGATCCGTCCGGTAGCTCTGCCGTGAAGTCCGCCACCTCTTGATCACGAATCGCAGCGAGGTAGTGGTCACTTCGGATCGTCTTGCACCCGTAGGTCATCGCGTGGCGCATGAACGCGCGCACCACGACCTTCGGCCGGAGGCTCTCTTCCTCCGTCGGTTGGAGCTCGTCGTAGAAGGCGAGCTGTGCTCGCTCCCCGTTCCACCGCGAGATGGCAAGCGTGCTGCTGTTCTTCGAGAACCCCCAATCCGCTCCGGCGTAGTGGAGCGTCCGGATGTAGGGGAGGGTCTGCGGACGCGCCTTGTCGACCGCCTTCACGATGCAGTCCTCCGGGAACCAACGCTTGCTGTTTGTCCGGAGGGGGATCGCGTCGTACTCGCGCGCGGCGTTCTCGGCGTTCTTCGCGCGCTCGGCATCCTCCAACGCCTGCGAGAGCGTGGGGTTCATCGAGCGCGAGTCGGAGTGGAACGCGAGCGTGTCGGCGTCGGGCTTCCCGAACGCGTCCGTGAAGAGCTTGTGGAACGGCGTGGAGTCGCTCCACGGGGAGGACACCACCCAAATCTGGGCGCCGTTCAGGAGACGGGTGCGGGCCGCGTCAAGCTGCGAGATCAGGTTGACCGCAGCGTCCTCCGCGCCGTGAAAGTCCGCTTCGTCGAAGAGCGCGCCCGCGAGCCACGTGGACCGGAGGCCCGAGCCGCCCGAGGCCGCTGCCACCCGTTCGATGCGCACGTTGGTGCCGTCCGGCCGGCGGATGGTGACGCTCGTCGCGAGCACCTTCACGAGCATCGTGGAGAGCACGGGGCTCGCGCGCATCGTGCCCACGATGTGCTCGAAACACGCCTCCGTGTGCTTGAGCGTCGGGCCGACGATGGCCGCACGAACCAACTCGCCATCGCGCACGCCCACGAGCCCGTCCGGACCGGGCGTCTCCCCTTTCTCCGGGGGACGTCGGAATTGACAGGTGAGGACGGAGCGAAGGAGTCCGAGCGCGGAGATGAGGCTCTTCGCAGCTCGGATGCCCGTGCGGAGGATGACGACGCGCGGGCGGATGTTCGGAAGGACCGAGCAGCCGAAGTGGAACTTCATGCGTCGGTCGTGCTCTTCGGGGAAGAAGACGACCTGCCCGTCCACCGCGCGCATGAGCGCCTTCTGCACAGGGCTCGCGGGGAATTTCCCCATCTCGGGGTCGCAGAGCAACCGCTCGAGCGAGAACGCCGCGTCCTTGAGAACAGCCGTCTTCTGACGAAGGTGGCGCGCCGAAAGGCGTTCCTGGACCTTGCGATGGTGCGTGGCACCAATCGTCACAAGCGCGGGGTTTTGCTGCATCGAGGCGAGCGGTCCCGGCGGCGAGGGGAGGAGCACGTAGTACGTGTCGCCCGTCCTCCTTCGCCCGGCGGGAGCGTAGAAAAGGTACGAGCAAAACGACCCTATCTGAAAGGATAAAGATCGAGCGACGCGGATACACAAGTCGTCGCACAGGAAAACGGATAAGTTTTTGTGTGAAGGTACCGCTTCGGAACCCCTCACATTATCCGGACGGATAGCTCACCCGTGAAAGTGATCGTAGCCAACGCCACCAATCCGACGGCCACGCCACCATGCTTTATGCCGATCCTCCTCGGACACGGGGAGGAGCCGAACGGCCCGCGCGAAGGGTTCGTTTACGAGCTTCATGAGCATCCCACGGAGGTCGTGAACGAGACGCTCGGCGTAGCGGCGCGTATAAGCCACCACCACGAACGTGCGCGGTTCGGCCCCGAGAAGGGAGAGGTCCGGCTCGTTGAGGATCACTGCGGCCAGCTCGCAGAGCATCTTCGTGGTGGCCCCCTGTCCACGATCGGTGAAGCGCTCGGGCCACGGCGACAGACCGAGCGCGACCCGTACGCGTTCGACCGTCCAGGGTTCAGCGGGCGGGGCCAAGGCCCGAGCGACATCGTCCGGGATGCGCCCCTTGGAGCTGTTGCGATGAAGGCTGGGCTCGGGGGTGAGTCGAGAGGACATGCCCCCAAGGTGGGGTCGCTTGTTCAGTCGTCGAGATCGACCGAAAGCGTGAGGAGCGAGCGGTGAACGGGACGCACGGAGGGCACCGTCACGCCATTCGGCCGCGCCCGCTCATAGGCGCGCAGCGCCTTCGTGACAGCATCTCCGGGGGCGTACGTCTTGTGCTTCGCGCACGCCTGCTCGAAGGGCTCGCCGTCGAGACGCGCACGGTGGAAAGCGAGCACGACCGTGCTGAACTCGGTCATGAACTCCTTGGTGAGCGAGCGCCAGTCGAGGCCGGTCTCTTTGAGCGCGGCCACCGCGCAGAGCCAGGCCGATGTGTAGGTGCCGGCGGGGGCGTTCTCCCCGAAGCGCACGATGCGGTTCTCGCGTTCGCGACGCTCCTCTTCGGACGTCTTCTTCTTCGTCCACACGAACTCCCCGTTCTTGTGATGAAGGTCGAACCCCTTGGCCTTCGTTTGGCAGCACACCCCAACAGACACCGCACGCACGCACGAAAGACCAGTATCCACATGGGGCACGAGCGCTGTGAGGGCGCTCGTGAAGTCCATCTTCTCATGACAGACATCGCACTTGGTGCCCATGCCGCGATCAAGGCCTGAAACCACTTGTTGTCCAACGTCAATGTATGTCGCATCGACAGGCGCTCTGAAAGGCGCTCTGTTGCTGATCTGACGCGAATGAGCCAGCCTTTCGGTCCAAAGCTGGGGATCGCACCACGCTGTGTGCGTGCTCACGAGATTGATTCTCCACGAACGACTCGGGTCTTGTCGCGATTCGATGATGATTTCGTTGACGTAGCCGCGCACCATGTCGCTCGGCTTCCATGTGTAGGAGTAGGGGCTCGACCGGAACAGGGGGATGACGCCAATGGACACCTCCCGAAGCTCTTGCAATTCCGTCAGCGTCAGGCTGTCTCTTGCCGATGTTGCGCCATTCAGGAAGAGCTCGCGCCACGGCCCCTTGAACGAATCCACGTCACTACCGCAATCCGTTCTTGCCGTACAACTCACGAACCTCGGCACAGAATTGTGCGTTTTCCACTGCACAAGAAGCGCACACGTCGTCGTCGGGTCGAACTTGAAGCCGATGACGTCCACCGATCGGCCAAGCCGCTGGATCAGGTACTTGCCGAGCGCGTGTTGCACATGCAGCGCATGCCTCTCCCCATCGGGAAGTTGCACAGCCACCACGAGCAGCTTGGTGCCGGGGTGTTTTACCACGGCATGAGGCACTTGCTCTGCGCTGAGCAGTCGCTCGATCAGAGGGATCGGATCCTTCGCTTGGTCCCACTCTGCGCGGGAAACGAGCGTTTCGTAGCGTGATGTGAAGTAGCCCAACAACTCCTGATCAAACTGCATCATCTCGTCCTCCTATCCATTCGCCTTCGACGTCTTCAACGTCATGTGAAACATCTTGGGGAGCCCATCGGCGAAGAGCCGCTCGCAGAGATCGGTGACCACGCCGCTTATCCGATGGGCTTGCTCATGAAGCACGTAGTCCAAGTGCACGCGCGTCCCCGCGATGTGGGCCCGCGAGATGGGCTCGGGCATGGTGGACGCCATGAGCATCACGGTCGCTCCGTCTTTGGTGATCTCCGTGATGGAGCACGGCGTGTCGTACTCGACTCCGACCCGGAGAACACCGCAACACACCTCTCCGAACGCCTCCCGGTGAGCCCGCGCCACGTCCTGTCCCGCCTGGATGGTCTGCGTGATCATCTCTTGGAGCTTCGCTTCGACCTCGGGGGTAAGAGGCTCGCCGTCGACAAGCACGGTGAGCGAGATGCCCATCGTCCCCGTCGCGTCGATCATCATGGGAACGGCCGTGAGCGAGAGCCGGTCGGCGTCCACGTCAACGACGGCCGCAACGAGGTCGCGCACGGCAAGGAGGATGTGCTGGGGTAGTGCCACGCGACCATCGTAGGTCGGCGCAGCGGAAGTGCTACACGCCGATCATCCGACGCTCGAAAGGCACGTCCATGAGCTTGCCCTGAGCATCCAGAACGAGGCGGGTAGGCACCACGCAAAGCCCGCGAGGGCGTAGTCCACCAAGGCCGAGAAGGGCGGATTCATGTGGCCTCCAACGTATCGAATGCGGCTTTCCAGAAGGCCCGCGGGCCGATGTGGTCATTCAGGAGGAGCGATAGATGGTCCTTCGGTAGCCCGGCGAGCTGATTCATGAGCTTCGTGACGAGGGTCATCACGGTTTCGCCACGATGAAGGGTGATGTTCTCTTCGCACAGGATGGCGCGCAGGCGAGAGAAGTCCGCGCCGAGCACGCGCTTCGCGCTCCGGAGTGCCTCCGTGCATGCCCGTTGGGAGACGCAGTCGAGGCCCTTGGCGCACGTGCCTGTGCACTTGGGGAAGTCGGCGCACGTGCTCATGTGAAGTCCTTGGCGTCGGTCGACGCCAGTGGCTCACCGTGTCGGATCGACGTGTAGACGTCCACCGAACAAACCCCTCGAATGTGCCCTTCATCATCACGGAGCGTGACCACTCCGTCTTCGTAATCGGCGGTTACCGGAGGCGTGACGCGCGGAGGCTGTTCGACCTCTTCGACCGTAGGCGCGTCGCGCGTGAGGCCGAGTATGCCGTCGGTGGTCGTGACAGACACCATGTTCGTAGCGCTCGCGCGGCGCTCTACGCGCACCGTGTTCCTGATCCTGTAGGCGGGATCGAATGTCCCGTCTTTCATGAAAGAAATGTGCAGGAATTCCAAGCTATCAGCGTCTCGCGGCCTCACGTGCTCCGGTACGGCTCGCGGCAGGATGCTTGACCGCGTCCACGGCCGCGTTCGCCGATCCTTGGTGGCCTTCTCGCGGCGCTCGTGGCGGTTCCTGGGCGGCATCGGCTTGTCGGGTTCTCGCTCTTCCATGGCGTGAACGATAGGCACGCGCGTAGGCCCTGCCAGCCTTACGATGTGCCTCATGGATAATTCGAACGATTCACCGAGTTCGCTCGCCGGTGCCATTCGCACCGACATGCTCTCTTTCCTCGCGATCTCCGGCCTTCGCGATGGCAAGCGCGTCGACCTCTTGCGCCTCTACGAAGATGGCACAGTCGAGATCGGCGACGTGCCCGACGCCTCCAAGGAGGCGATGCACATCCTCGCGACCCAATGGCGCGAGGAGATGAAGATTGTCTCCAAAGACGTGGGGAGCATCGTCGCCATCCTCTCCACGTTGGACGCCGACGCCTTGGTGCATGTGATGGAGCAGCTTCGGGAGAAGCGGTGCACGAACTGCGGGGCGCAGAAGCGCGAGGCGTCGTGCTGGTGCAACCGTGACTCGGTGCCTCCGACCGATTAGCGGGGCAGGAAGCGCGCAAGTAGGAAGACGAGCATGAACCAGGGCACGAGCGGCCAGATGTTCGGACGGCCGTCGAGCCCGAGCACGGTGTACGACCACGGACCCACGATCATCGCGGAGAGCACGGTAGCCGTGAAGAGCGACACGAGCACTTCGACCTCGCGCCGGAACATCTCCGCCCCCTCCCCGATCTGCTGATGCATCTCCGCCATGATGGAGTCCACCACCCGTACGACGAACGGGATGGACGCTTCGTGGGCGGCGAGCTTCGCCTGCGCGTCGCTCAAACGTGCACGCGAGCGACGTAGAACGACCTTGCTGAGGAGGGCAGCCCTCAAGAGCGAGAGGCGATGCTCACGACGTCGTCGAGCGCGTCGGAGGTGGTGAAGGAGAGGGAGTGGACTCCGGCGGGCGGTGGACACCGCCCGAGCATGGAGCCGCTGATGGGGACGTCAACGCGGGTCGGCGAACACCACGGCTTCGGGATAGGCAAGCTGATCGCGCTCGCTCCAAAGCCGTCGCACCTCCGCTTTCTCCTTCACCCATTTCTGCGCCGTGCTGTCGTAGGTCATGCCGCTCACGGCCGAGAAGGGCGGCTTGGTGAGCGGGTGTTTCGGGCTGGGCGTCCTTCCGAGCTTGCGGAGGATCTCGGTCTGCTGAGCGGCCACTTCCGGCGTGAGGGTGATCGGCGGCTCGTCGGTGGTCTGCACAAGGATCTGCCCGAACAACAGCTTGCGCTTGTTCTCCGTCTGCACACGGCGCTCGTGACGCTCGACCTCACGCTGGGCGAGGCGTCGAAGCGCCCGGCTCCCCTGCGGGGCCTGCGCGAGACGTCGGTAGGTGTTGTGGATCGAGAAGCCGTAGCGCTTCTCCGCGTCGCCTTCGTACGCGAGCAGCACGTGTTGCTGTGCGAGCACCTGGCGGAGGTCTCGCCGCACGGCTTGCCCCGCCGCAATCTGGCGAAGCTCGCTGAGGGCCGTTTTGGAGCGTGAGGATCCTCGGACACGTGCTCGGGAGCATGCTCGCGAGAGCGCACGGACGAGAGGGATGGTGGGAGTGGGGGGACGATGAGCCGGCGGAACCGGCTCGGGGACAGGTGTGGTGATCGGGTCGGTCATGCGCGGGATGATAAGCGCGCCCGCGCAGTCTGTCACATCACCGCATCACGCGGAACGTATGCGTCCAGGCGTCGTCCCTCTCCACGGTGCCGTCCTTGACCGCGATGAGGTAGGAGTCCTTCTCGCCGCCGTACTTGAACTCCTCGCCCACGAACCACAGCTCCTCTCCGCGGGGCGCGACGTAGCGCACGCCCACGAGCTTCGGGGCCTCCCCCTTCACCGCGTTGTAGATCGCCCACGTCTCCGACCCCGAGCGGGGCGTGGGGAGGTAGGGCGCGCTGCATCCGCCGGGAGCGGGGATGTCGTCGATCTCGTAGAGCGTTTCGTTGTTGCCGACGAACTGCACTTTCTCGTTGGTCTGGTAGATGGCGAACATCGTGAGGGGGTTGGGGGTAGCAGCCCACCTCCACTTCTCCGTGTTGTCCTTGGCGAACACCTTGCCGATCGGCGTGAGCGTGGCCGGGTCGAACAACTTCGCGGGGTCAAAGTCGGCCTGTGTACCGATCGTGAGGTCGATCTCCGGCTTGATCTGGGCACGCGCATCGCGCATGTGGACGCCGAAGACGATGAGGAGGAGGCCGAACAACAAGGGGGCGACGATCTTTTTCATTGAGGTTCTCCAGTACTCCAGTCGTTGATGGGAGAGGGAAGAATCAGTGTCCGTGGATGGTGATGTTCCAGTCGAGCGTGGTGTTGTTGACCTTCGTCGCCACGTCCAGCGTCGGCGACACGGAGACGAGCTCCAAGTCCACGACGGGCAGCGGGATGACGAGGCCGTTGGTGGTGTTCGAATAGAGCGCGTCCGGACCGATCGCGCCGCCCTTGTGGCGACATCCGGAGATGCACGACCGGTTGTCGGCGTCCTGGATGCTGAGGCGAGCGCAGGCGTAGAAGGCGAGACTCTCGTCCGTGATGACGACGCCGCTCGGGATGGTCGCCGGGTTGTCGCCGTCCAGGCTCTGCTCCGCGAACGAGGACTCCGGACCGATCGTGATGGGGAAGGTGGGGGCCTTCGGGGCGACGAAGCTCACCGCATCCGGGGGCAGTGAGCAACCGAAGCCCACGCCGAGGGTGAGCTGCCAGTCGTCGACGGTGAACGGGAGGTAGGGCGGCACGACGCGCTTGCAGGCGAGGGCGCCGTCCTCGAAGAGCGTGGCGCCCCCTTCGTCGACGAGCGGGAAGTTGACGAGGATCTGGTCCGCGTCGCCGTAGATCGGGACGATCGGATAGTCGCCCGTGCAGTCAGCGCCGGGGCCGATCGCGACGGTGGTGGACGAGCTGCTCGAGGTCGTGCTCTCCGTGCTGCCGCCAGTCCCTCCGGAGACGAGCGCCCCTCCGGTGCCGCCCGTGGAACCGCCCGCTCCGGCCGTGGCGGTTGTCCCGCCGTCTCCAGAGCCAGCGTCCGTCTTGGCGCATCCACACAGACCGAGCAGCGCGAGCGCTGCTCCCGAGAACAACATGAGCGTCGTGGTTTTCATCGAGTGTCTCTCCTTTCGAGACAGCCCGATGGATAGACACGTCGGTTCACCGCGTCTAGTTGTGCGGCGCGCTATTCTTTTCACGCAGAAGAGCGTGAAGCGTCACGCTGAGGAGGGGATGCGTCAGACCGAGAAGTTGTTGCCGCCGTAGACCATCCACTCGCGGCAGATGGCGCGCTCGATCATGGCGAACCAGCGGAGCGCGTCGGCGTCGCGCGTGGCGACTCCGTTGTCGCTTCCGGGAATGCCGCTGACGATCTTGAAGGGACCGCGCTCGGCGCGCGTCCGAACGGCCAAGTCCTTCTTCACGAATTGGTACGCGGCGAATTCGTACTTGTGAAAATAGAAGCTCACGGCGAATCGCCGACACGGGCTCACGAGCCCGAAGAGCCCACCATCGTACATGTCATCGAAGTCGAGCTTGGACGGCCCGAACAGGTAGAGTGCTCGGTAGAAGTCGGTGGGGCTATTGGACCGCCGGAGCTTGGGGAAGGACTGCCGCTTGCTCTGTCTCGGCTTCTTGCCGAACATCATGTTCCCCACCTGGACGCCCTTCCAGCCGCTCTCCGGCCACGGGCGCACAGCGCGGCGAACCACCTCCTCGACGTCTCCCGCCTTGAAGCGCTTCTCAAACTGCTCCCACGGATCATCGAGCGACTCGTTCGCTTTGAAGCGCATGGCCGCGATCGCGTTCCGCGTGAGGGTGTTGCTGCGTTCCGCGCTGGTTTTCGCGTAGGCGCGGCGCCATCCGTTGAGCGCTCCTTTGTACCCCCGTTGCACTTGCTCTTCGGTCGGCTTCTGCCAGGCCATGGACTCGCGAACCGCCTCCAGAGTGGGGCGCGGCGGAACCACCGTGATCGACCCACGACGCCAGGGTTCGGTGCCGGCCTTGGACTTGAGCATGTTCGCGAGGAGGGACACCACGTCGGGCGTCTCCTGAAGAAGCTGGGCGAGCTGCCCCGCGTGCACGGGATGCAAATCGATCCTGTTGACGAGCTTCTTCACGCGCTTCGGCCACGGGTCTTTGACGGGGATGGGCTCGTTCGCGGTCCGTTGCTCGCGGAGCAACAGGCAACGACGCTTCGCTGTCTCGGCGTCCACGCCACGAAGAAGGGGGAGCGCTCCGCGAAGGAACGCCTCCTCCGCGGCGGCTGCGGTCGGGGCGAGCCCTTCTTCCGGCCCGCCGGTCTCCACTACGCTCGGGTCCGCATTCACGTAGGGGATGCCGAGAGAGGCGTACATGGCGCCGAGCACGCGCTGCGTGTCGAAGTTGGTCCAGAAGAGGGCGGCGAGGAAGTAGCGCATCGCCTCTCCCGGTCCCCCGCCCGCGACGATGCGCTCTTCCTCCCCCGTGTTCGGGTCACGCCGGACGAGCACCACGCAGAAGTCCGCGCGTGTAAGGTGCCACGTCCACCCGTTCGCGTCCTCGTTGTTGCCGAGGATGCGGGCGGTCAGCTCGTAGAGCGGGTGAAGCGTGCTGTCGCTGCCGTAGCGCGCGGTGGGAGGAAGGATCGGATAGATGACGTGGTCCCAGAGCTTCGCGGCTTTCAACCCGTGCACGGCGGTCACGGCAAAACCGCTGTCCCGGATCACGTATGCGGCGAGCGTGCGCACGAACTCCTCGGGGGAGTCGCCCTTGGGAAAGCCCTTCGCCCCCCAATAATTCACCGGCTTGTCGTCCACGGTGATCGTGAATCGCACGCTGGTGTCGTGCTTGGGCTCGGGCAGGGGCGTGAGCGTGGGCTCGGGGGAAGAGGGAGAAGCGGAGGGTTGGTCGGTCGGCTCAGGTGTATCGGATTCGGTTTTGGCATCCATCATGTGATGGATAGACACGCGACTACACGCTGTAAAGCCGAGCGGTCAGGAGGGTTTCCACCCTTCGGCCTTGCGGCTGCGCGCGACGTCGATGCTGTAGAGGCGGTCGGGCTCGTCCGGGCAGCCGTGGTACGCGCGACGGACGCAACACTTTTGCGTCTCGCCGGTCGAGCGGCTCCCGGAGGGCGTTGCCCCGCGGGTCTCGTACTCTCCCGGTGCCCAGCACGTCGCTTCGATGCAGCGCTTGTTGAGGAAGGCGTAGCTCCCCCGATCCCCGGGGCGTCGAAAGGACGTCATCGGGCGCTCCCATGTTGGGGACCTTCGACGGCCTTCTTGAGCCCCGCGGCGACGGCGGGCGCCTGGCGAAACCGCTCATACTGCGCGCGGAGGACGTCGCATTCCTTGGGCGGGTTCTCGGGGAGGTGTGGATAATCGTGACCACCACGCTGCGCGCAGAGCCCGCAGTGACGGGGATCGCCTTCTTGATGAACCCGAGCCATCACAGGGTCTCCCGTGTCGGCTCGTAGGGGCGACGAACGCCCTTGCTCGCGAGCTTGGATCGCGCCGTCTCGATCTTCGCGATCAACTGCAAGAATGCGTTGCTGTGCTCCACAAGCGTCGCAACAACGACGGATTTCTGCATGCCGTTGTAGCCAACGCGCTCGACCAAGGTCTCCAACTCCAGCTTGGCGTCGTGGAGTCGAGCTTCGTCCTCATCGAGGAACTCGCGCCCGTCCGAGAGGATGTACTTCACCGATGTCTCTTTGGTGATCATGCCGTCACGAATAAACATCCGGTGACGATTCGTAAAGGCGAGGGCGGCCTACTTGCCGGCGGACCGCGCGAGGCGCGTCAAGCTGTCGTTCTCGCAGGCGGAGCAGTAGAACACGTAGCAGCGATCTTGCGCGCTCACGATGCTCCTCACGTCCAAGGTCGCGCGACACGTCTCGCACGCGCCGTGGGCGGTACGTTCTTTCGAGAGAAGGGGAGGCGACTGCCCAACCGTCTCCGGATGATCCTCGATCCAGACAGACACGTCGAAACCGGCGAGCTGGGCCGCAACGCGTTTCCACATCTGGGCGGCGAAGACGATGGGGACGAGCCCCCGCACGTCGCGTCGCACCTCCGCGCCGTACTGCCCCTCGTTCGAGCGGCCCGTCACCATGACCACGGTGTGGCCGCGAGCCTGGGCGCGTTCGATGAACGCTCGCCAGAGGTCAGGGTCGACCGTGTACGTGCCGTCATAGTCGATCGCGATGACGATGGGTCTCATGTAGCTCATCGCTCATGGATAAGAGCACGGGAGCACTCCGTCTACGCCGCGGTCTCTTGCTCGTGCTCATGCTCCGCGCGAGCGAGCCGCGCGGCTTCTCGCCGTTCCTCCGCGGTGAAGCGCCACGGTTCAGCGAAGGCGTCCGTCGTCAGGTAGGCGTCGTGCTCGGCGATGGCGTGGAGCACAGAGGTGACCTCGTGTTGTCGTAGGTACCGCACGGCGATGCGCAGACACCCCTGGAACAGGTCTTTCTGTTCGGTCTCGCTGACGGCGTGGTCCTTCAGTCGTTGGAGTCGGTCCTTTCCCTCCGCGCTCACTTCGGAGGACATCTCCAGATCCCGAATCCTGCTCTTGAGCTTGCCCACCTCAGCGACGGCAGAGCGATTGCTCGCCTCCAACCGCTTGAGCCTGTCGGCGGCCTTGTCGCTCTCGTAGTAGCGCTTTTCGGCTTCGGCGAGAGCCTTCTCCTCGGCTTGCCGCGCGAGAGCCCCCTGGGCGCGGGCGAGAGCGGCCTCCAGTTCACCGATGCGGTTGTAGAGCGCCCCGGTTGGCCGGCGCTCGGGCACGAGCTCCACGGGCACGGGGAGCGCGCCCATCGTGGCAAGCTGTCGTTGGTAGGCGAGAAGAACCTCTTCGGTGAGATCCTCGAGGCCGGTCTCCGGGGGTTCGTCGAGCCGGAGGAGGCTCACGGCCACACGGCACCGGATGGTGGGGTCTTTCTTGGCGATGACGATGACGCTGGTCTTGCCCACCCGAACAAGCCAGCGTTCTTCACCGCTGTTCGTTGTCTCAGACTGTCGCTCTCCGCGGGGGAGAGCTTCGGTGAGCAGCACGTGGGCTTGCTGAGGGGACAGCTCGCGGTCGGCGCGCCCCATGAGGCGTTCCACAGCGTGCGTCGTGACCAGCCATCGCATGACGACCTTCTTTCTCCGCGACTATCGCGCGGACGTCTATGGGTAAGGCCGAACGAGAGGAGGGCTAGTCGCCGGGCCAGCGCAGGGGCTCGGGGGTGACGATGCCGGGGACGTAGAGGGGATGCTCGGGATGCCCGTCCTTCGTGTGGCGCAGGGCCACCACGGGGTTTTTGCTCGCGCGGCGGAGGAGGTGACGCACGAGCCGAGCGCGTTCGCGGAGGACCTTCTTGCCAGCGTTCGTGCCCCATCCAGCCACGACAAGATCGGCCTTGCTCACCTCGGCTTCGATCGTGGCGTCGTTGTTCGGTCCGATGATGTCGAGCCCGGCGCGAGCGCGAGCAAACATGAGGGCGGGCTTGGTCTCGCGGTAGGCGCAGAGGTTGAGGATGACGAGACGACCGAACCCCCACGCCTGGGCGAAGGCAATGCAGCGGCTGAGTGTCGGATCGGGCTTCTCCGCGGTCGCTGTGCTCGGGTTGAGCAGCACAAACACGACCGTGCGCGTCCCTCCGAACTCCCGCGTGAGCAGGTAGCGGAAGAGGCCACAGGGAGAGAAGACCGCGACGTTGGGCGGGGTAGCGCGGGGGAAAAGCGCAAGCTGGCTCATGCTTCCTTGTCCAGCACGTCCAACGGGCAGTGACGCCCGGTCTTCGCCGGCTCGCCGTCCCTGTTCTGCGGGCAGTCCGCCCACACGCAATCCTCGTCGTCGCGCGTCGCGTGGCAGAACTGGCCGGGCCTCGTGTCCACGCGCCGATAGGGCGTCTCGGTGGGAAGAGCCCGGCGCTGCGTGTTTTCGGCGAGGTCGTCCGCTGTCTCGTCCGCGTCTCGCTGGATGATGGCGCCGTCCCCGTGGTGAACGACGCGCAGTCGGGGGAGACGAGCCTGGGCGGGGTCCGGGAAGGACGCGCAGATGCTCGTCATGGTCTGATAGACCACGTAGACGCGAGCCGCTCGCTCCGTCGGGGAAAGCGCCATGTCTTCGGCGTCGAGCGCGATGAGGGCGCCCTTCTGCGCATCCCGAAGGCACACGCGGACCATGAGGCGAGCGTCCGCTTCGGAGAGGTCGCGCACGTGCTGGAAACGCTCGTCGAGCCCCACCTCTACTTGGAGGTTCGGGTCGAGCTTGCGGAAGGCGAGGAGGAAGGGGATGAGGTCGTTCATACGGCCATGGATAATGGCCGTAGACACGTTGTCACGTGGTCTTCGTGGTCGGCCCGATCTGGGCCTACTCCCACCGATCGATCACGTACGTAGTGACGAATTGTTCGTGATAGACGCGCACGGTGAGGGGTCGGGTGATCTCCTGTTGCGTGAACGCCACTCCGTTCGCGTTCGCCTGCTCCCTGCCCGCGACCATCGCCGTGTTCCCGAACACCGCCATGGTCGCGCGCACGGAGTGCAGCTCTGTCCGAAGGATCTCCGGGAAGAAGCCGCCCCCTTGGCTCGACACCACGTCACGAGCGCCGTCCAGGATGAAGAAGGCGCCCTTGGTCAGGTGCGAGAAAGCCGTCTCATCATGCCAGTGAGGAGGCGCGACCGTGATCGCCCGTACCGCGACGACGGTCCCCGGCGTGAGGTTCCACTCCGGAGCGAAGGCGCCCTCGTAGCGGAAGTACCAGCTCACCGGGTTGCGCTGCGCAGGCAAGTCCCACTGAAGGATGGGCGGCGCCTTCTCGTCCTCGGCGGTGACGAACATGAAGAAGCCCTGCTTTTCACGCGGCACGACGAACTCCATGCGGTCGGCCGTGGGGAGGACGCGCTCTCGGAACGTCCGCCAGGTGACTTGCCGTGTCGGCATCTCCTTCGGCGCGCTCTTCGCCGCCGGGTTCCCCCGAAGGTGCGAGAAGACGCCCTCCTTCGGCGGAGCGTTCGTCTCTGCCTTCGGGCGCCAGATGGCGATCACCTCGTCGAACCGGAGGAACCGACGACGGAGCGCGGGGGCGAGCCCCATCTGCTCCACGCGCTTCTCTGCGGCCGAGATCGCTCCATCGCTCAGGGGGGCCTTCGGCTGCTGATAGTTGAGCGGATCCATCTTGTCGTTGAAGTGCTCGATGATGCGTTGCTGCGGAACCCCGTCCTTGATGTCGGTGAGGAGCTTGCCGAGCATGTTGTTCCGGAAGTGCGTGAAGGCGACGGGGGCCATGGAGGCAGCGAGCCAGTAGAGCGCGTCTTTCCTCCGCTCGTCCTTCACGCCGTCGAGCTTGCCGAGGAGGTCGAGAAACCACCTCGCCATCGGGAGGGCGCGCTCCGGCCGGTCGAGCTTGCCGCTCTCCAAGAGCGCGATGGCGTGGGTCAGGTGAGCGGCCGTGAACTCGCCCACGGAGCGCTCGATCATGTCGTGCCCCTGCGCGACCTCGCCCATGCGCTCTGTCGGGGTCGGGCCTCGTTGATGCGCCTCCGGATGGAGGTGCGCGCGGTAGACGAGTTTCTCCCCGGGCAAGACGTGCATGTGGTGCCAGACGACGCCGTTCTCGTCCTTGTTCGAAGGCAGGCCCCACGGGCTCTCGCTCACGAGGACGGGGCGGAGGATGGTCGCGCGCATGACGAGCCTTCGGAGGGCAGTTACAGCGCCCAGGAAGAAGATCGGCACCTGATCGAGGTTCCCCCAGAGAACCGGGTGCGTGGTGCCCTCTTCGTCGACCATCACCATCGAGCCGTACGTCTCCACGAACGAGCGGCAGGCCGTGCACGTGTAGTGCTGCCGGCGCTCGGGCGGGAGCTTGCTGAGGAAGAGGTCGAAGAGGCCCTTGTTCACGAACCTGCGCGCGTCCGTGAAGAACAGGCTGCCGGGCTTCGGGGCGAGCGCGGAGAAACGCGTGTGAAGGCAGCCGAGGAACGACTCGTAGCGCTCGTCGGCGTCGGTCAGGCCAGAGGGGTGCGACGAAAGAACAGATTCGTTGGGTAGATGCATCGCATGGTGATAGTCATGCGAGTGCAACGTGTCTAGCGGGGCGTGATGGGCGTG